AATCCGTTCGCGCCGGCGGTGAACCGAACGCCATTGGTTGTTATTTCCGTGATGATCCACCATCCGTCAGGAAGCCACATCGTCATTCACCCCTGTTAAATTCTCCCGCTGTTAAATCAGGAGGCTGGTTTTTCACCTTCCCAGGCAGGCCCGCCTCGACCGGCCCGATGCAAACGTGCAGGTGTTCCTCCATGCAGTCTCCTTCCTTGCAGACCCAGAGCCCGCAGTACCCGCACTCCTTCAACTCCCACGGGTCTCTTCGCTCGTCGCAGTTGGAACAGGACTTGAAGCCCTTGTCATCCGCCTTCCAGCCAGGGCTGCATATGTCCCAGTGCCGCTCCTTCAACTCGTCCTTGTGGTACTTGGTCATCCCGCGCACGTCCGGCGCGATCTCGTCTCCGCAGCGGTGACAGGCCATGCCGTCGCCGGGTTGTGGTGGTCGGTCAGGATGCCACGCGAGCCGCATTGGGCACCTCCTTTGTGCTGTCGTACACCACGATACGGGTGTCCGCCTCCTCGTGGTCGAGAGATACTGCCAGGCGCAGGTGGCTCAGGGCCTCCAGCGGCGACTTGCCAGAGAAGCCCTGCATCCTGGCCTCAAATGTCGGGCTGTACCCGATGTGGTATGCGATCCCAACCCGCCCCGTCTGATACCTGATGGCCTCTGCCTGGACCGACACATACGCCGTGCTCGGTACGATGGAGATGGCCTCGTCGAGGAACTGCTGTAGGTCCATCATTGGTCTGCCCTTTCAAAGCGAACCAGGTTGTCTCTCCTGATAACCTACAGCTCCCTATCGGCATTGTCAACAAAAATATTGCTGGCAATATGGCGGACTTGGCAGCATTTGGCGTAAGGTTGTTCCAAGTCTGGACTTGGAACAGCCCTTTTTTTGGCCAAGAAGGGTCTTGCCTATCCGCGATATTTCGTTAGAAATGAGGTTTATGGTGTGGAAACTAGGTCAGTGCACATTTCCCAAGCTGGACGTCGTCGGTTCGAATCCGATCGCCCGCTATACCGCAAGTAGTTGGAAAAGCTAGAGTTAAGGCAAAAGCGGCATCCGATGGGCTGTGATTCTGTTCCAAGTTTGTTCCAAGTTTTGGCCCTGCTGGAGGTCTCCGATGGCGTCTAAGCGGTGGCTTCCCAACAGAAAGCGATGGCAGATCCGGTGGTATGCGGTCATCGACGGCCAAGAAAAAACCGGCTCCCGGACGTTCCAATCCGAGGCCGAGGCCGACCGATACGCCGCCCTGTGCGAGGAGGAGATCGCCTCCGCCCGCCAGCCCACGCCCACTTACGACGCCCTGGCGTCCGCCGTGGCCCGGTGGCAGACCACCATCGAGCGAACCTGCACCGACCGCACCGCGGGCCTGTACAAGGACGTCCTGGCCCGGTTCCTGGCCGCCCTACCCGAGGACACCGACGTATCCTCTCTGAATGCCCGGCACATTGCCGACTACCTCGACGCCATGTCCGGTGTCACCAACCGCACGGTCAACAGTCACCTGACGGCCCTGAAGTCGTTCGGCAAGTGGCTGGCCGAACGGTACAGCCTGCCCAACCCGGCCGCCACGGTCAAGATGCGCCGCGAGGACCCGCCCGACGCCCGGTTCTTGAAGGCTGCCGAGTACCGCAAGGTCCTGGCCCTGGCCACTGGCCAGATGCGTGACGTCCTCCAGGTGATCGCCAACACGGGCCTGCGCGTCTCCGAGCTACTGGCCCTGACCGGCGCGGACGTGCAGGGATCGGTCGTTGTCGTGACGGGCAAAGGCCGCAAGAGGCGGGCAATCCCTCTGAACCGCGAGGCCAAGTCCGTCCTGCACCGGCTCAAGAAGCAGTTCGGTGACGGTCGGTTGTTCACCTTCGCTGGTGAGTTCAAGCGGCCCAGGCAGGCGATCTTCGCCCGCTGTGTGGCCCTGGCAGACCAGGCCAAGATTTCGCACTTCGGGCCGCACTCGTTGCGACACCTATTTGCGACGGAGCTTATGGCCCAGGGCTGCCCTATCGGCCATGTCTCTCAACTGCTCGGCCACTCCAGCATCAGAACGACCGAGGCCGTCTATGTCCACTGGCTGCCCGCCCACCTTGCGGGCTCGACCGACGCCCTTCGGGTTGTGTTTGGTCCTAAAAAACCGCCGCAAGTCCGCAATCGCCCATAGCTGAATGCGTTTTCCGTGGCCGATGGTCGGCGGAGGCAGTTCGTGCCGGCGGATCATGGCTCGAAGCGTCGCATCGCACTTAACTCCAAGCACCTCCATGAGTTGCTGACGACTAATGAGGATGTTTGTCACGGCTGGTCCTCCTTGCTGCGTGTAATAGTGGCCATATTGCGGTAATTTTGCTTGCATTAGGCGCAATTAAGCCGCAAACTCAAGGCGAGACGGAACGTGAGCTACGAACCTTGATTGTCGATGTGTAGTTTACAGCCAGTGGTATGGCTGTCAAGCAGAAGTCAGCAAGCAAGAAAGAAACAGGCAAGAATATGTAAAGGAGATGGCAAGATGGTTAGGGCAACGCCGATTGTTGGCTCCGTGGCACGCACCTATCAGCTTAGTGTGCCGATGGCCATGGCGCTGGAGGAGCGCAAGGGCGAGAGCCGCCTGGCGCGCAAATCAGACAACGTCAGGGCCGCAATACTGGTCTGGCTGGCGGTCAACCACAAGCTGCCCGCCACAAGCCGCCGCACGCTCGACATGGCCAACGAGACCAACATGAAGTTGGCGACCACGGAGATCCTCCGCACCCTGCTGGATGAGATCAAGGCAACCAAGCCCACGGTAGACTAGGCACGGAAACAAGAACGCCGGGCCCTTGCAGACCCGGCGCTCGGAAGGAGGGTGAACCGTGTGCTCGGTGTGTGTGGCCGTTAGAACTGGTACGCGAGCCCGATAACGAACCGGGAATCGTCGATATCGGCAAGCTGATCCCAGTCGGCCGCTGTAAACGCGCGCTGCCATTCCACGCAGAACTTCACCTTCTCATCGCCCCAGGCTAGGCCAACCAGTAGGGCAGCCGTTGCGTCGTAGTCATGCCCACCGCCTGTCTCCTCGACCCGCAGCCCACCGATGACCGCGCCCGTGTAGACCGTAGTGACCAACTCCACCTGACCCGCATCGAACGGCAAGGTGATGGGCACAGGATACTCGTGCACGAGGTCCCAGGTGCCTACGGCTGCCAGGCCCAGCGTATCCATACCTTCGCTGTCCTCCTGGCCGGAGAACTGCAAGCCGATCCACGACCGGCCCTCGGGCTCGGCCGGACGCACGCCCACCCGGCCTGCCAGGTAGTCGTCGCCGCCCAAGGCGCCCACGGTCCAGACCTTATCCGCCTGAGCCACCGCGGCCAGGCACAACAGAATGACCATCACTGCCGTTCTCATGTGCAATCCTTTCAATAAGGTGTTCCTTGCATGGGTATGGGTTGTCAGGCCACCTGGCCACAGCCACAAAGCCGACCCTCCCACAGCTACACCGGTATCGGTACTCCTGCTCCGTGACCCACTTGTACGCCTCCGGGTCTGTGCTCACTGGGCCGCTTTGGCTCTCGCCAGTTCTTCCTTCTCGGATGGACTGTGCTCGAACCGGAACAGGACCGCTATGGGCTGATGGATGACGTCCGCGACCGAGTCCGACTGGCCGTTGTAGACGCTCTTGACGCAGACCCGCCACCAGTAGGCCCTGATCCTCTCTCGCATTTCCAGCGCATTTGCAGGCGATAGCAGTTTCCGTACAAGCCGGATGAACACGCCCATCGCCACGGGCAACAGCAGTTTTTCCAGAAACTTGACCATAGAACCTCCTTGCCGCTTGGGTCGTAACGCGGCGACAGTCTCTGCGAGTTCGGCTTGCAGTTGCGGGAACTCATCGGTTGTCATGGGTTAGGCCCGCGTCATACCGTGGCATTCGCTTGACTTCGACGTGCTGCCTGTGAGCCCAGGCGGACCCGCAATCGACATACCCATCTTGCGTCACAGTGATCTCCACGCCGTGCTCCAGCGTCAGTTCTCCGTTGGCCATCCAGTTGAGCAGGTTGAGCCTCAGCATGGCCAGTAGGTCGTCGAGCTTTCGCTCCGCCAGGCCCATCCCGCCGGTCTGGTCGGAACACGTCGATAGGTTGAATTGCAGTGCCACGTCTCAGTCCTTTGCAGTCGGCCGTCACTGTGTCAGCATCTCCTTCAGCATGGTCTTGATCTCTGCCAGACTCGCGTAGATATGCGATAGCTCGGTCTGGTACGACTCCCGCAGCCGGGCCAGGTCCGTCGTAACAGCCATCAGCGCCGTCGAGCCGCGAGCATCGAGTTTGGCTACTCTGGCCTCCAGGTCCGCGTACTGGATCTTCAGTTCGTTGTTGCTGATCGCCAGTTCCACACTGCGAGCATCGACCGCGTTGAGTCGCTCGGCCGTTTCGTACAAGGTCGTTGCCAGCATGTCGTCCTGGTGGCGCAGGTCGTCGTACTTGGTCGTCATGGCGATCACCGCTTGCAAGACGAACACCACCACGCCAACTGGCACACCGATACTGGCGATACTTAGGGCCTTGTGCGCCTTCACCGTCATGCTACTCCTCCTCGATGGTGCCGTAGGACTCCTTGATCATCCACTTGCCCGCCTCGATGCAGCGGATCGTTAGGGTCGCGCCTGCACTGTTGAGCTTGGTGTAGTGCCCTGCTGCGTTGCCGTAGAACAACTCCGATCCGTTGGGATCGACTGTGATTGTGTTGGCGTCCGCTGTCCGCACGAACGTGTACTCCAGGCCAACGACCGCAGGAGGCAGGGCGAAGGTGATGGCCTTCGTCGCGCCGGTGTTGGTGAAGTACGAGCCCGCCTCGCTGGCCTTCACGGAGTAAGCGGCCGTCTTGGCTGTGGCACCTTCCTTGCTCAAGAATACGCCTGTGGCATTCACGTCGCCGACAACGTCAATCGCATTGCCCGCGTGGGTATGTCCTGTCTTGACGCCGATTCCGTTGGCGTCCACCACGACGATGGGCAAGTTTCGTATCCGCAGTTCGGTGACGCTGTTGCCGTCCGAGTTGAGCAGGGTCCCGTACCGTGTGTCTTGCATCAGGGAGTAGTTCCGCTCGTTCGGATCGTTCGCATCGAACCAGATCCCAGGGTAGTCGTGACTCTTGCCCTCCAAAACATCCAGCCGGATCGTATTGGAGCCTGACGTGATCTCGATAGGCCAGTTGATCGCAAACAGGTCGTCCTCCGTACTGACGTACCCAAGCAGATCGTTGGCGTCCAACGCCTGCAACATGACCTGTGCCCACGGGCTAAACGGGACCAGGGCGGCCGTGCCGGACCCGGTGAAATACGGCAACGTATTCGCGTTGGACTCAAGGCCCGCCAGGGCCGCAAGCTCCGCGTCCGTGATGCTGACCGTGAACATCGTGATCCGGCCGACGTTGCTGCTGAGTGTGCGGCTGGTACTGGATACCTGCGTCATGCCATCGGCCGTAACCGAGTAGCCCCAGCCGTCCGGTCCCCACCAGGACACGCGCCCGCCGGAGATCGTCGTGTTGGTGCTGGTCGTCGTGACCGGGTTGGTCATCTGGTGGTTCAGGTCCGGGTCCTTGTAGATCACGGCCGCAGTCGTCGTGCCAGGCACGTAGATCGTCATGGACGTGATATCCAGTTCCTCGCCGTACTCGTCCGTGACGCGGATGGAGTGGTAGAGCAAGCCTTCCTCTTGGGCGAGGGCGGGCGAGCAGAACAGGAGCAGACCTAGCGCAGCAAGAAGCGTGTTCCGTATCGTCATTTGTCCACCTTGCCCTGTGAGTTCTCGTTCCGTTGTTCGAGCCGCTTGCGTCGAGCAGCCTCCCGGCCCGCCTGGAGGATCTCGCCCAGGGATGGAGCCTGCCCTGTCCGCCGTTGGTACTCGGCCTGGAGGCCCTGGACCCGGACTTCGCTGCCCTTGTTGAGCTGACCGCTCCTGGTCGTCGATCCGGCCAGCATACCCAGGAGGTCCTGGATGCTCGGCGGCTCGGGCGGCTTGATCCCGAGCGGCTCAAGCTGGATCTGCAACTCCTGGCTCCGCCGCTCCTGGCCCTTCTTGGTCTCGCCCTCAAACTTCAGTTGGCCCTGCACTACCGCCGTCCGCTTGTAGAAGGTCTCCTGGAACTGATCCAGCGTGCGGTCCACGTCCACGTCGTAGCCTCGGATACCGAAGATGCCACGGTACATGAGCATCCGCAGCTTCTCGGCGTCGCGGTCGATCTGCTTCTGGAGCTTCTGCCTCTCCTCGCCTTCGGGCATTTCCGCCAGCTTGCCCTTGTCCACGACCAGGTCCGAGATCGCCGTTGCCGTCTGGCCGTATGCGCCTGTGGCCGTCGAGAGGGCCTTGAGTCCGCGTCTCCGCCAGGACGGGTCCAGGTATTGCTTGACGGATGGGTAGGTCTGGAGCCCGGCAAGGTCCCTCGCCACGCCTGCCACGCCGCCCACGGCGTTGATCGCAGTCGAGCCCGCACCTTCGCCCAGGTTCAGCATGATCCGGCCCACCAATTCAGGCATGGTAATCATGCCGCGGCTGTACCGTTGGAAGTCCAGGGCCGACTCGGGCACGCCCAGGAAGTTGGCCAGGTCGTCCGTGCCAAGGTTGACGTAGGCCGTCCCGCCGCCCGGCTTGACCAGGTGGAAGTTCCACCGACGCCAAGGCGGAAGTTGCCGCTCGTACTTACGCCGATCCGGGTCCATGTTGTTCCAGATTTGGGCGATGATGTACGGCGCGGAGGCCGCCATCACAGCCGCCATGAGCCGCCCGGCCTCACCTCGCCTGGCGTACTCCGCGATCATGCGAGGCCACCACGGCAGGTTCAGGTGCATCCAGCGGTAGAACGGAGCCACCGTATCGGCCAGGAGCCGCCCGCTATTGCCGATGGCCGAGTAGTCGCCGCAGAGGTTCCGCGCGATATTGGCCGCCTTCTGCTGTACGTCCTGGAGGCCACGGGCTACGGCTGCATCCTTGACGGCAAACCGCATGATGTTCGTACCGGCCTGGGCCTGATCCAGCAGGTAGGCGTAGGTGGCGTACCGCAGCACGTCCTCGCGGCCTGCGCCCAGCTTCTCCATTGCCGACCAGACCGTCTTGAGTTGTTGAATGAACACGGCGCTGGCCGGGCTGATGTCCATCTTGGCGATGATCGGGATAGCCGCCTCGCTGCCCGTGATGTCGCCCACGAAGAACCCGGACCCGATCACACCGTACCGCCTGGCCGTATCGAAGCGGTCGGAGACGGACTCGCCGCGGCGGGCCTTGTTGGACTCCTGGATGAACTCCACGATGTACTTCGGGTTCAGGGCGCCCGGTGCGCCTGTAGCGACCCTGTGGGCGTCGCCGATGTAGTTGGTCACATGGAACGGAACCGCATACAGCGGGTTGAATAGGACCTGCTTCTTGACCGCCGCGTTCAGGCTCTTGATAGCCAGGTAGGCCGCGTTGGTGGAGACCGGCATGGTCGGCATGGACTCAAGCTGCTTGGCCACTGCCTCGCGGACGATGTAGGACCGCTTCTTGCCAACGGCCAGTACGTTGCGGACGGCAGGCGAGAGCTTCTTGCCCGCCTTCTCAAGGGCGGTCTCGATCATCTGGAGGTTGCCCTGCGTCAGGGCCTTGGCCATCTCCTGCGTAACGCCGAACGCCTGGTAGTAGAACCGGCCAGGAAGGACCTCCACTTCGCGGTATCCGGCGGGCACGCCGTCGCCAGGCTTCCATTCCGGGTTGTCCTCCCTGAACTTCTCGTACTCCTTGAACAGGGTCGTCTCCAGGAAGTCCGTCATGTCCAGGTCTCGCCGGACCTGGGCCCAGTGTTCGGCCAGCCGGTCCAGTACGTCGGTCGAGTAGTCGGCTCCGCCCTTGCGGTGTTTGAGATAGCCCTTGCGCGGGATGGCAGGCTTTTGGCCCACGCCGAAGAAGCCGTCGTTCTGGCGGAGGTACTTGATGACCTTGTGCGGGTAGTAGAACTCGCGGGCCTTCTCCGCCTCCATCCAGCCCTTAGCTACCATGCGGTCGGTAAGCTCCTGGCAGGTAGCCCGGATCTGCTCGTATGCCTGGCGCACGGACGGGTACTTGTTGAACAGCCGGTCGGCCTCGTCTTTCATGGCCCGAACCGCCGCCTCGTCCATGTCGCGCGGAAGGGCCACGCCCTTGTCCAGGTCCTCCATCAGATCGTCGGCGATGACCTTCAGGTACAGGGCCTCTCTCCGCTTGTTGACCTCGGCCTTGATGCCAGCCAAGGGCGCGGTCGCGGCCTGGATTCGCTCCATCGTCCAGCGGAGTGCGTTCTTCTTGATCTCTTGCGTGTACCGGAACGCCTCGCGGATCTCGGCGTAAGCCTCCGTCTTGGGCAGTTCGGGCAGGTAGTGGAACTCCCGCACGAACTGGCGGACCCATTGCAGGCCGCGCCAGAAGGGACCGGATACGGCCGCGTTGGGTCGCCGGAATCCGCGTGTCCGCTTCATGAAGGACTCGGCCTGCTCGTTGCCTGTGTCGATGGTCTCCTGCGCGATGGCGCTGATCTGTGCCGTAGCGGGCGGCCGGCCTAGACCGACAAAGCCGCCGGACGGACTGGGCACGTCCAGCGTGGGATCGCCACCCGTATCCCCACCCTCATCCTCATCTTCCGCAATCGTCTGCGGAGGCTGATTGTGTTTGGCGTCCAGGCCGATCTCGTTCTGTAACTGGGTCAGCTTGGCCCTCTTGTCCGCCAACTCCTGAGCCTTTGGGAATGGCTGATCACTGACTCCCTCTAGCTCCGCCATACGACGCCGGTCGCGTTCTAGGGTCGCCGCGGCTTGCTTGTAGCGGTCCTCGATACTCGCAACGGCATTCTCAATACGTGTGATGTTGCCTGCCGGACTGTCGCCTAGATCCACGTTGTAATGGAATGCGGACCCACGCAGGAGCACCCGCCACCAACCTCCACTTTGGCCTTCCCCGAACCCCGTTGCCCAATGGACCTCCATGTAGAATCCATAGGCACTACCAAGGTGGGTCGTACCCGCTTCGAGCTTGTTGACCTCCTTGAGGCGGGCATCCAGTGCATCTGCCGCATCCTTACGTTTGGCGTAGTGGGTCTTGCCAATCGTAATGTCCGTGCCCTCGCCCGCTGCCTCAATGGCCGCCTTAGCGGACTCCATATCCGCCTGCGTGTCTTTGACCAACTGCACGCCCGCCTTGATCTTGCTGGGCAGGGTCGCCTTCACTTCGCGCTGGATACGGAACTGGTCCGCCTTGTGGGCTTTCTCCTCGGCCTGGAGTTTCTTAACCTCCGCATCGAGGCGAACGGCATCCAGGATCTTTGGGTTGCCGGAGGCCAGGGCCTTGACCTCGGCGTAGGTCAGCGAGCCCTTGCTGATGTCCTCGATCTCTCGGCCCGTGCTATCGCCGGTCATCACCTGCTCGATGAACTTGGCCTTGGTCTCAAGGGTCTGCCACATATAGGCGTCAAAGGTGCCCTTGGTGACGTACTCGTACTTCTGGACCTCCTCGAACATATTGCCTTGGCGTTCCATGCGCCCGTCGCGTTGCTCGACCTCTGCGGGCACCCACGGAGCCGTCAGGTGATGGGCCGCGATCAGCCGCTCCTGGACGTTGGCCCCGGTCCCCATCTTGCCTGTCGAGGCGAGCAGGACGCGGATTCGTCCAGCGTTGGCCTTCTGGTATAGGGTCGCCTGCTGCTTCTCGTCGGCCGCATCGTGAATGAATGCGATCTCGTCGGCCTTGACGCCCTTGGCAACGAGCTTTTGCTTGATCTCGTTGTAGATCGACCACTGGCCCTTCTTGGGCGTGGACAGGTCGCACCAGATGACCTGGAGGGCCTTGTCCTTGGCCGTCTCTTTGTAGATCCGGTGGACCTCCGCGACGCAGCGGTTGACCTTACTGCCTGGCAGGTCCGGCGCGCCTTTGATGCGGAGCCGAGCATCGAGGGCCACATGCCTGCCGTCATTGGTGACTTTGAGCATGTTGTCCTCTTTGGGCTTGACGTGTCCGGCACGGATGTGCTCGGCCCGGTGGACCAGTTGGTTGATGTAGTCCTGGACCTCCGGCGTAGGCTCGGTCTGGATGGTGATGGGCTTGCCACCCTTGAGCTTGGGTAGCGGGATCTTCATCTGCTTCTTGGTCACGACATCCGCGACTGACCGGAACATCTGCATCAGTTCGGGTAGATTGGTGAACCTGACAAAGCGGGTGTTCAGCCTGAACCCGCCGCCGGTCGGGTCCACCTCCACATCGGTCACGGTATCCCCAAACGTCTTGGCCCAGAAATCGAACGCCTGGATACCCGCCTCCTTGAGGGTCTGGGGCTGCAAGTACCGCTGCACCGTGAACATCTCGCCAATGGTGTTGGTGATGGGTGTGCCGGTGGCAAACACCAGGCCTCGGTGCCGCGTGATCTCGTTGATGTACTGGGTCTTGAGGTACATATCAAAGGACCGTTGGGTCTGCGAGACTTGCAGCCCGGATACCCGGTCCATCTTGGTCACAAAGAACAGGTTCTTGAACGCTTGGGACTCATCGACCAACATCATGTCGATACCCAATTCGTCAAAGTACGGACCCTTGTCCTTCTTCCACGTGGCTTCCTGCCGCTTGAGTTTCTCCTGGAGTGCCGCCTTGGCCTTCTCCAGCCGCTTGACGATGTTCTTGCTATCGCGCCCACGTTCGTGCGCGAGGGCCTGAATCTCCATCTCCAGCTCATCGATCTGGCCCTGAAAGAACGTGCGGACCCTATCCGGGGACATGGGGATCTTCTCAAAGGATGACATCGGGACAATGACTCCGTCCCAATCGCCCGTGGCGATCCGGTTCATCAGGGTAGCCCGCCTCTCGGGCTTGAAATCGTCCTTGGTGGCTGCAAGGATGTTGGCCGATGGATAGAGCTTCATCCAATCGACACGCCAGTCGTCAATCTTGTGGTTGGGCACCACAAAGATGGGCTTCTTGATATGGCCGATCCGGCGACCCTCCATAGCCATCGTCACGCCCGCATACGTCTTGCCAGCACCCACCGCGTGCGCCATGAGGGTATTGCCGCCGATCATGAACCTGGCTACGACGTTCGCCTGGTGCGGTCTGAGCTTGCCACCTTGCAGAGGCGTCGAGGATTGGCCAGGGCAGGTCAGGTAGGAGCCGTCCCACTGTGGCAAGACGGTGTTGTTGAACAGGTCGTTGTAGACCCTGGCAAGCTGTGTGGCCCGGTCCACATCGGCCCAGATCCAGCGGTCAAACTCGTCCTTGATCCGCTGCTGCATCACGCGAGCGATAGTGGTCCGCTCCTTCTCCACGTAGCGGTTGCCTTGGCTATCCTTGCCCCAGACCGTGGGCTCCTTGAAGTTCATGGCCTTGGCCACAAGCTCGGACGTGTCAAAGTCTGGCGTATCCCACCGTCCGCTCGTCGCCTGACCACTGACGATCCAGGACCCGTCGTGTGGCAGTTGCGTGAACTTGACATGGGCGTAGCCGCAGAGGTGCCGGACGAACGCCGCGTAGGTGTCGCCGTCAATCCAGGGACTACCAAGCCGGACGGCAATATCGGTCGGTAGCAGGTCCTCCGGCTGGACCGCCTTGAGGGCCTCGATGTTGGGCTGGTACTTCGGGTCCATTTGGGCCGCTGCGGTCGCGGCCTCCAGCTTCTTGCGGACGTTTCCGGCCAGGTAGTAGAGCGCAGCCTCCCATTGCCCGGTCTCAGGATTCTCAAAGGCATAGCCTTGGATCTCCTGGGTCACGGCCGCCTCGTCCACGCCGAGCAGCCTGGAGATGTACTCCAGGTCAATCTGACCCTTCTCGCTCATGCTGATCGCCACCGCATCGGCGGGCGAGTCGGCCTTCTCGATCACCTTGACCGGGAACTGGGTCCGTTCCGTGAATATCTTGGTCTTGGTGGCCTTCTTCTTGTCGTTGTCCCAGTTCTCCAGGGCTAGGAGTAGGGCCGCGTCCGGGTCCTCCTGGAATAGGTGGCGGTTGGCCTGCGTGAAGAATGCGCCGTGCTTTGCCACAAAGACATCGTATGCCTTGTTCAACTCCTTGCGGGCCTTCTCAACGTCGGCCTCCTCGGATTGCGGGTCGATCTGGAGGCCGATCAGACGGCGGGCTGCGTTGCGGACCTGGATCATCGCAGCGAACCGCGGCCTCACCGAACTGGCGACCGGAAACGGCCGTAGTATTCCGTCGATCTTCTGGTAGAGCTTTCCACCCTCCATGACAAAGGCGCGTTCCTTGACGTTCTCCGGGGCCAGCTTTTGCGCATCGGACTGGTGCATCTGCTCGTCGCGTTTGCTCTGGTCCGCGTGGATGTCCTGCGTGGGCGTGAACTGGCCCATGATCTCGGACACCTTGGCTTGCAGGTCAATCCCGGTGTCCTCCACGGTCATCTCATTGGCCCGGTACATGGACCCGGCGTAACTGAGCTTGCCCAGGATGTTCTCCGGGTGATTGGCAAAGTACTCGTTGATGTCAAAGGTGTTGCCCTCGGACTCATGCTCAACGGTGTCGGTCCAGGTCTCGCCCTGGGCCGTCGTGCCGGGCTTTCGCTTTTGGAGGACAATGATGTCGGTCACGACCTCCGTGTTGGCGATCTTGCCGAACGCGGTCCGCGGCAGGCGGATGGCTCCGATCAGGTCCGCGTCCTTAGCCAGGTACTTGCGGACGGTGTCGTTGACCTTATCCATCGTGCCCTTGCTGGTGATGAACGCCACCAGCCCGCCTGGGCGCGTCTTTTTGAGGGCCTTGGCAAAGTAGAAATCGTGCAGGGCGAACTTGACCGTTCGCATATCCGGGTCGTAGGGCTTCGTCTGCTCATCGAACGGTACGTTGGAGACGAACAGATCAAAGAAATTGTCCGGGTATCGCACGTCCTGAAACGGCTTGTTCGTGATGGACGCGCTCTGGTATAGCTGCTTGGCGATCCTGGCCGAGATCCCGTCCATCTCCACGCCGAACAGGTTGCTGGATGCGGCGATCCCGTCTGGGATCAGGCCATAGAACATCCCCGTGCCAATGGCAGGCTCGTTGATGCGTCCACCCTTGAACCCCATTTGCTCCAGGCCGGACCAGATCCCACGAACAACTGGCGGGCTGGTAAAGTGTGCATTCGGTGTTGAGGCCCTGGCGTCCTCGTATTCCTCGTCCGTCAGGAGTTCACGGAGAACCTGGTTCTCATTCTCCCACTCGCCCCAGGATCGGAATGCCTGGACGAGGCCGCCCCATCCGGTGTACTTGACGAGGATTGCCTGCTCCTCCGCGGTGGCCGTGCGGCCTTCCGACTCGATCTGCTTGAGCAGACGGATAGCGGCTACGTTGTTGTTGAACTTGGTCTTTTGACCGCCCGCCTCAATGGCATCGGCGTCGGTTATTCGATAGTCAAGTTGTCCGCCGGGGTTACTTGGGCGTCTTGGGGTTCGTCCACGTCCGGCAGGCTCACCCACGTCTCCCGGATGACCTCGAACGTCTCCTCCGGCGGCCTGCCCGCTGCGTCCGCCCTGTCCATGTACGCCTCGCCTTGGCGTTGAGCCTGGAGCACGTACTCCATGACCTGGCCCCTGCTCTTGAGGTACTTGTGGAGGTTGGGCTGGTGCTTCTTGAGGTGCCGGAGTACCATGTGGCCGACCGCTCGGAGTTCGTTCGGGTTCTCCTGGTATTGGTCCATAGCTAGGCTCCTGTATTGGCGATTCTACTACAGATACGCCACCCGCGTCAATAGGTTCTGGTACGGTTTCTTGAGGCTGTGCCTTGGCGCCCTGATCCTCCACCTCCTCCCACAGTGCGGACCGGATCTCGTCCCGAGCCTTGTCCTGGGCCGTGTCCAGGGACCATCTGTTGTTGTACCCAGCACCCTTTGTAAACCTGACGCCGTTTCTGGCGATCTGGACCGTATAGCCAAAGTCGGTTGGGACAATCTTGATGTCGGTCCCGCCGCACCGCACATCGCCGGTCTGGATGAGCTTGCGGTGCAGGGCGTCGATGGTCTCGTCGTCGTAGGTCAGGACCGGCTGCTTGTCCGGAGTCTCAGCCGGTGGCTGGGTGGCAGCGATCTGCCAGTTCTTCGGGTCCCAATGGGCCTCACCGTAGCCCTTGACCTTGATTACTTCGCGCCCATCGCTCGTCCGCCGGATATGCTGGATCTTCCCAGGTCCACGATTGGTAATGCCACTGTCCGGTCGAGGCTCAATGAGGGCATCCAAGTACCCAGGACGCGAACTCAGTTGCGTGCCTGGCGCCAAGGGTTCGGGCTGGGCTTGTGGAGTGGACGTGGGCGCTGGTTGCGGCGGTGTACCCTGCTCCCTGCGGATCAGTTCGGCCAGGGCATCTTCGAGGCCCTTGACTTCAGCCTCGACACGTCGGATCGCCGCGCCCTGGTCGTTGGCCGCCATGTCATAGGCGAAATCCATGCCAGAACCACGTAGGTCCTTGAGCCGCTTTTCAATCTCGGCCTTCTGCTCCGCAAAGCCACGACGCGGCCGCGACGCCGGTGGCGTCGGCACAGCCGCAGGAGCGGGTGCTGGCGGCTTCGCGGCGGCCTGCTCGGGCTTGGGCCAGGGTGCGACCTCTGTACGCTCAGGATGAACCGCGTTCTCGAAGTCGCCCACAAGGTCGTCAAAGTTGAGTTGGGCTAGTGCCAACTCCCGGTCCTGTGCCTCCGTGCGGTCTTCGTAGGCAATGGAGGCCAGGTCCGCGATCTGCTGCCGCAGGGAGGTGATCCGGTCCCGCCAATCCGGCCAGGCCCGAATCATGCGGTCGTCAATGACGGGCTCGGGAAGCTGCGTCCAATGGCGAATCTCCGCCTTGTCGGTCTCCCGGACGGCCTCGCCCATGCCAGGGAGGGCTCCCAGGGCCATGTCTTGTGGTGATGGCATGGTGGCGGCCGTTTCCGGCTCCTGTCGTGCGGTGACAGGTATAGGCGCAGTCTCGCCTGCCTTGCCAGGCGCCTCAATGGGAAGCTCTGGCGAGACTGCTGGAGCCGGAGCCGCTTCGGCTGTCGCCTGGCGGGGAGTCGTAGTTCCGGCTCCTGCCTGTACTGCCAGGTCAGGAAAGTCGGCCATGACCTCGTCGGGAATCTGCTTGCCTTCTGCGAGGGCTCGCTCAACCCACGTTCGTCGAAGTTCGTCTGACGTAGGAAATAGCTTGGTCAGATAGTCAATGGCCGATCTTGTGGCCTTGTTTTGCCTCCTATTGGATAGGTCACGAATAGTAGTTTGGACCTCGGCTATGGACCAATCCGTCTTGTTCCTCTCCCAAGAGCCCTCCAGGAACAGGTCGTCGAGAATCTTGCGCTGCGCCGGTCCTCTCCGAACCGGGACGGTCTTCTTGGCCGCGTCTTGTGTGTAGACAAACTCAAACTCGTTGCGATTCATCTCCCAGGGCTGCTTCGCTGCTGGCGTAGTCCGCGGCGGTGCCTGCAAGCCCACGTCCGCAGTGCTGGACATGCCCGATCCCACGCCCATCGCTGCGCCTGCCAGGGCCTCGGCGAACATATCCTTTCTGGACTCGTCCATGTCGGGCAGTTCGCCACTTTGCAGGTAGCGGACGATCTCTGGCGTGACGCCCTGCGCCATCTCCTGGATGGCGTTCTCTACGGACTGTGTCGCAACGGCCATGCTGCGCAGCGCCGCATCTGTCGGCATCTTGCTCCAGGCCCGCTTGACAAGGCCATCGCGGATCGCCTTGGTATAGCCAGGCTTGAACAAGGCGTCCAACTGGAGCTTCTCCAGGTAGGCGTTGACCGTTCCGACAATGACGGCTCCGGTGAGGGCCTTACTGTACGAGTCGCCCTTTGCAATCGAATCCTGATAGAACGATCCGGTCTCCGACCCACCTATGAGGGCGATACCTCCACCAGGCACAATGGCGTTGGCTACGATAGAACCAATCACCGATGGCACTGCGCCGCCGCCAAGCGTGTTCGCCAGGAACCCGCCAACGCCGAACCGCGTTGGGGCAAACTCCGGCGAGGCAGCCTTCTCCCGTAGGAATTGCCCGCCCTTGCCAATCGCCTTGCCAACCGCCGTCAGTGCGCCGCCTCCCAACGGCTGGTAGGGCAGGCCCGTGTTGGCGTCCTTGCGAGTCCCGGCCTCGCGCAGGATGTCGCCCGTGGTCTTGACCAGATTCCCGGCCATGCCCATGCTGCCGCGCGTGTAGGCAATCATGGTCTCTGGAAGCAGGCCACGCTCGGCACTCTCGAACGGCTTGCTGGGCAACAGATCGTCGTATGGGCCCGGCCCGGGCGTACCCTCGGTGGTCGGCTCGGCCACGGCGGTTGCCTGGTCCTTCTCTTCGTCGATCAGATCGTCGTAGTAGCTGGCCATCAGCGAGGACCTATGGTTTGACCACTCTGCTTCTTGACTTTCGGGATCATCGTTTCAATGTAGGCTTGGTAGTTCTTCAGGTGCGGCATGGCCAAGAGGCGTGCTCTGACCTTGTCCGGGTCCGCACCCTTCATGATCTCGTCGTAGGCTGCGGATAGCTCCAGCGTCACGATGGGCGGCACCTGGCGGCCAGGCTCGCGGGCGGCCGCGACAGGGTAAGTCGGTTCAGGCGTAGCTGGCTTGGCTGTGGCCTGACCCAGATCCATACCCACGGAGTAATCCGACCTGGCCCTGGTGGGCTTAGGCTGCCCGGCTGTCGCTGGCAACTTGTTAGCGTTACTTACAGGTTTGGCAGGCTTGGCCTGAGTCGGAGGCTTGGCCGTTGCCGGGCCGATGGTCTGCTCAGGCTTGACAGGCACGTTCGGGATCACCTTCGGGAACAGCGTCTCCAGGTACATCCGCCAGTTCTTCAGGTGCGGCCAGGACAGCAGGCGGGCTCTGACCTTGTCATACGGCGCGCCTCTCTGGATTGCGTCGTAAGCCTCAGAGACCTCCAGCGTGACTTTCGGGTCCACATTCTGATCCGGCCTGCGGGCCGGGATGACGGGCTCCTTGCTGCGGTCGGCCACGGGCACCTTGGGCTGGACGGCGGGCTTGCCAGTAGGCGTGGCACGGCCAGCTTGTGGCGTAGTCCGCACGGGCTCTGTAGGCCGCGCGATAGGCGTAGCAGGCGTGGCAGGCGGGACCTGTGCCATCCGTTGAGGCGTACTTGTGGCAAGCTGCCGCCGCTCCATGCCGTGAGGCAGGTTTGTGGGTGCGGTCGCGGCCGGTGCAGACCCTCTCTGCCGCATGGTCTCCGGCGTGGAGTGGTCGCGGAAGATCGTCTGATCGGTTGGGCCTGCCGCTGCGGGTGCGGGAGCCTGTTGCGGTGCAGGCCCGACCATGTTCGACAGGGCCTCCAGGTTGCCAAAGACGTTCTGCTGTGCCGTGCCTTCAGGCGTCGGGCCAAGGACCGGGTTCGCCGTGCCGTGGTAGGTCTTGTCTGGCGCAGGTGGAGTAGGACCAAACAGCTTGTCGAAATACTCTATCTTGGGCTGGATCTCAGACAGTTGGGCATCGGACGACAGTAGTTTGGCCACAAGCTCGGCCCGGCTCTTTCTGTACTCGTCATCAGGCGTGCCGGCGGCCTTGGTCAGCCCTGTGCGTGAGCCCGTCCCGGCCCGTCCAGAGGCGGCTGCGCGCGCTGCCGCTGCCTGGGCCTGGGCCCGATTCAGGCCGATCTCTGACTGAGCCATCGGCGCGACCTGCTCTGTCTGGGTCTGGATGTTCTCCGTCCGGGCCTGGTTCAAGCCAGTCTGCCCTGCCATCTGACGCTCTCTGGCGCCCAGGAGGTAGTCAATCCGGCCCGGATCGCCGACGATGAAGCCCTCCTCTGGGTCCGTGCCCGGCTCCCAGGACAGGACTTGCTTGGTCTCCGGGTTGTACTGGACGTAGGCTTTGGTGGACCGCCTGCCACCCTGGTTGTAGTATCGGGCCTGGGCCCGTGCCAGGTCGGTCCTTGCTCTCTCCAGGTCCAGGGCCACGGGCTGCTTCTCTGCTTCGGCGGCCGTCTCCTGGCGGGCCAGGCGCAGCTTCTCGGCCTGGAGTGGGTCCACGGACGGTCCCAAGGCGGCGGCTGCAATCGCGGGTCCGGCCGCGCCGGGCGGTGCGAAGTTGGACGCAAAGCCTCGCAAGGCACCGGAAATCCCACCCTGTCTCGCCGGTTGGTAGTTCATCGCGCCCTGCGCGATCTGGAGCGGCGACTGACCGGCCATTGCGTTGCGAATGGCCTGCCGCTGGATCTCGTAGTCGCGGATCGCAGCCTCGTGCCGACCAAGTGCCAGGAAGGCATCGGATACCCGCTTGGCATTGTCGTGGATCGAGGTGTCAGTTCGGTAGTGGACGGCCATTCGTCACCTGCCTCATACAACCTCGTTGTCAAAGAGATTGGGTTTCTTTGTCGGTTTCATCAGAGCCCCGGCCAACTCGCTCAACGGCCCGGACAGTTGCGAGAACACGTTCGGCGTCTCCGTGACGTCGTAATCGGGTGTCGAGCCCAGGATCATAGGCCCGTAGGTCTGTGCCATCTGGTGCTGCCACATGGCCTTCTGCTGGAAGAAGTTCCACTGGGCCTGTGCAGCCAGGTCGTTCAGATACCGCTCCGTCTGGTTGGCGGTATCGAAGGCCGCCAGCTTGCGAAGCGTGCTTTGCTCGCCCATGTCGTAGAGGGCCTTGCTGGCGTTGAACACCTCGCCGCGGAGCCCGGCGGCGGCCTGCAGGCCAGCGTTGGTCACACCCGTGTTGATGTCCCGGATCAGGTTGCCCATGACGCCCGCCCCGGTCGAGGACGCCGTATTGCCGCCCAGTTGCAGGGATCGCCACGCCTTGCCCATCTCCTGCCCGCCCTGCCGCTTCATCTCCTCCATGAGGGCCACGGTCTCGGGATGCTCCAGCGGGTTGGTGGACTGCGTGGCCAGGTCGTACAGTTGGGCGTAGCCCGGCGTCTGCGAGGCGTCGGCCGTGCCGAAGGCCCGCAGGCGGCCCAGGTAGTCTTGCTCCTGGGACGTGATGGGCTGGACCGGCTGAGGCGTCAGGCCCGCGGGCATACTGCCCTGCATGAGGTTGTAGAGGTACTGGCGGGTCTTGGTCTGCTCCTTGGTCTCCATAGCCTGCGAGCTTTTCTTGCTGCCCAACAGGCCGCCAAGGACGGAACCGCCCGCACTGATGGCTGCGGGTAGCCAATGCGCACGCTGCACACCCGGGACCGACCGGCTCAGTATCCGCGTAGTGATGGGATCGAATAGCTCTAGCATGGATCTGCTCCTTACGTCCAGGTAATGCCTGCGCCGCCCGATGCTGCGGTTGCAACGTCCGAGGCCCTGCCCCGGGAAATCGTCACTGTCAGCTTGGTCGTACCGTCGTCGATGACCAGTGTGCCCGTGCCCGTCGTGCCCGAGAGCTCCTGGGTCACGGTCGCGCACCAGGCCCGTATCTGTGCGTTCAGGTCGCACAGGTACTTGCGGACGTCCGGGCCCACCTTCAGGGCGGCTGGGTCGGGCAACTGCACTGTCTGCGGTACTGCCATAGGTTAGCGATTCCCGTCCACGTCGTAGTCGATCAGGATGCCGTACAGGTGGAAATCGTTGCTGGCCGAAACCTGGATAATGAAGTCCCTACTCCGCACGTCGCACGGCGTCCACGTTCGGATGATGTTCCCAGCCGTCCCGCCGTCCAGGGCCACGGTCCCGATAGACTCCGGCGTATCGTCCGCCTCGCCCTGGATGCTCAACTTGGCCTCGTAGCCGCTGTCCACCTGGCGATTGAACCACGTCCACAAGCCGTGAATCCGCTTGTACTCCTCCAGGGCGTTGTTCTGTGTAAGGTCCGTCCCTACCTGCACGATAGACTCGTAAGCTGCACCCATATCGTAGGCCACGTCGCTGTTGATCCGGTAGGAGTACCCGCTGTAGTCGCCTGCGATCTCCAAGGGCCATCCGGCCACGTTCTCGTTGGAGTCAATCGTCTCCCAGGTAATCCCGTCAATGGTCCCGAACGGGATGGAATCTATCGTGTACGTCGTGCCCTCGACGTACTCTCCGAATGCGCTTACAGCCATGTCCAGGATCGGGTCCCAGCCCGTCAGGTCCAGGTTCAGGCTCAGGACCTTGTCGTTGCCGGTCAAAGACCCTCCGCTCGGGAAGGCCCACCAGATCCGGTTGTACCGCTGGATGTACTTGGCCCGGATCGAAGCACACAGGGTCGGGTGCATCGTCTGGACCGTCGTGGCCAGGTCGTCCGAAAGCCGGGCCTCCGTCAAGAACCGATGGAAATGGTAGTCGCTGCCGAAGAAGTACAGATTGCCCTCGGCGTCGTTGACGATGCTGTCGGCGGCTATGCAGCCCAGCTTGTAGTTGGCCGTTTTCCAGTTGAACACCGTAGCGTCAACGACGAGCCATTCGGTCTCGATGGTCCGGTTGGTGAACGCCACCAGCAGATCGTTTCCGCCCGCTGTGTAGACGCCGCAGCCTGTAACCCAGTTGCCCGGCGCGTACAGTCGGTAGCCCGCATCGTCGTCGGAAGTAGAAACCTTGAACGTCTCCTGCCCGTGGTTGCCCCAGCGGTGCATGTTCGGGTATGCAGTCCCGCCCTCCATCACATTGAAGAAGTGGATGTAGTCGCGGTAGACCAGGACGTACTTGGCCTTGGTCATGTACACGCCGTCGCCGACCTCCAAGCCGCTCTTGGAAGTCCCGAAGTCGGCGAAGGCCGTTCCAGGCGTTCCGGCCGACCAGACCTGCACCAGGTCCACGCCGTTGGTAGCAATCACCTTGTCGTTGAAGCTGGCCGTAGACCAGTGCGTGCAGGACGCAGAACAGGTGAACATCGCCGTCCATTTGGACGTACCGGAACTCCAGATGTATGCGTGGTCCTTGGTGAAGCAGAACAGGTAGTTCGTACCGTTCAAGGACCTATGCAGGTGGTAACGCAGGATCGGGTTGGCATCCGGCGTAACGTCCAAGTCGCTGGACCGGCCCGGCTGGCGGTGGATGCCGTTGTGGTCGTAGTAGGCCCACCGGCTGTTGTTCACCAAGTAGGCGGACGCCAGCTTGATGTGCGGTGTGGTATCCCGCACTGCAACCATATCGCCCAGCAGACCGAACTGTGCCATTCATCGGACCCTTAGCCTACTTGGAACATTGGCCTGTGCCGCGTGGGCGCCAGTACACGCTGGTCACGCCACCCGAGGCTACCAGTTTCCAATACTCGCCCTTGGCTACCTCGAATGATCGGGCGTCAGACCGCGTTCCGATCGAGGAGTTGTAGAAATATGCCACAATCGTCGTAGGCGGGTTGACCGTGCCTACCAAGCCCTCGACCAAATCACCCGAACTCACCTGGTCGTACCACGTCACGGTCCCGTCCGATCCGGCCAGATAGACCACATTCTTAACGAACGCATCGCCATCCGAATCCGTAGTCTGGAGGGCTCCGAACTCGCGGGTATCCACCTGGTCGTCCACGTACTTCTTGTTGGCAATGTCCGCGTCGTCGTTTGGCGCGGCCGCCGTCGCCAGTTGCGCCCCGTCCGGCAGGACCGGCGTATCGCTGGCGTTGGCCTTGATGAGGTTGACGTCGCCCGTGCCAGCCGCGTTGGAGGCCACCAGGTAGGTGTTGTTGGCAATCTCGATCTTGGCCTGGGTAATCAGGTCGTCGGCAATGTCTGTAAGGGCCACGTTCAGCTTGCCGCCGCTGGTCAACTGCTTCTCGTTGCCCGATGCGTCCTCGAAGAACAGCTCAGTCGCACCGGCTACGTCCTTGACGTACAGGAAGCCGATGTTGGCGGCCTTGGTGGGCTTGGTCGTCTCCCGCAGTGTGACCTTGGTGTGCTGGCCTCCGGCCTCATCGGTCTGCACGGAGTCGGTCAGAGGCATGTAGTGGTCTACCGCCAGCCGCTCCACGATAGCCGCCTTGGCCTCGCGGATGCGGTCGTCGATGATCTTGGGCGAGTCCGAGCCCGCTGGCGTGATCGTGCTCAGGGTATAGGTCCAGGCCATAGGTGCGCTCCTTACTCTCTATGCGCGTCCACTTGCCGCTTCTTCTCCCGCTCGTACATGGCCATCCAGCGGTTCAGGGCCGGGTCCAGCCCTCGATGCAGGGCCACCTGCATGGCACAGCCGTAGTAGATCGCGTTCCGCCAGTCCTCGGAGAACTCGATGTCTGCAGCGTCCTCGTCGTGCCGCTTGAAGTACACGATGGACGACGTGTACGCGCTCGAGGGCGGAGGCCACAGGTATATCTTGCGGTCGTGGCAGGCCATGTAGCCCGGCACTGACCGGCTGGACCCAGTGTAGTCCTGCATCCGGCCCAGGTACTCGACCCAGCCGCCGGACAGCAGGTCCAAGGGCGGGTAGTCCACGCTCGCCGAGTCGGTCAGGACCACGGAGATGATCGCACCCTCGCTGTCCAGACTGGCCGTGGGATAGGCCAGGTAGGTACTGGAACTCGTGAGGCTTTGCGACGTGTCCGTGGCCTTGATCGTATACAGACCGGCCAGGTCGCGCAGCACGGCCAGGATGTCCTGCTCGATGGTCGAGGTTGTCTCGGCCCGATTGAGCACGGCATTGACAAAAGTAACGATCTCAGCCGCGGTAATGGCCATGTCCTACCTCGTTATCGCTTGTAGCTGGTCACGATCTCGCCCGACCAGTGCAGCCTGCCCGGGTCCTTGCGTAGTGTCAGGACGAGAGCAGCATCGTCCTCGTCCGCAGCCGAAGCAGCGGCCACGTCGTAGACCAAGACGCTGTACTCCTCGTTGGCGGGCAGGGCGCTTGGCACGGTCAGGAGGGCCGTCTTGTGGGCAGCGGTGTAGGGCACAGCCACCGCCGCGTTGGGCGATGTGACCGTCCCGATCGCGCCCATCGCACCGGCGTTTTCGTCCCAGACCGTGCCGTTCTTGGCGTTGATGAACCGTGCGTAACCGCTCTTTGTCAGCACGAAAACCGCTTTGTCGGCCATTGTCAGGCTCCTTTTCTTGGGTTAACCGCCTCGGACCAGCAGGTAGATTTGCCGCAGAATCCAGCCCAGGGACCACCGTGTATCGTCGTGGTCTGTTACGGGCTCGTCCAGGATCGCACCAGCAATGTCATTGACGTCCACACTATTCATGTCGAGAGTCACATTGCTTGCGTTCGGGTCCTCCCAGACCGCCTCGGCAATCTGGGCAGCCGTATCTGTCGGCAGGGCCTCGATACTGGCAGCCGTAGCCACAGCCGCATTTGAGCCAGTCAGGAGGGTCCGAAGCTCCGTGGCGGTATCCATAGCCGCCGTGTCGGTCAGGATCGCAGACACGTTCCCGGCCAGGGTCGTTGCGTTCGCGTCGGCCCACACAGCCGTTGCAATCGTGCCAGCGTCACTGCTAGTGATCCCGGCGATATCCGCGGCAATCGCGGTATTCATATCGCTAAGGGTCAAGTCCACCTTCGCCAGCAAGCCGGTCGCATTCGAGTCGGCCCAGACCGCAGCCGCCACTTCGTCGCTCGATGCAGTCGCGATCTCTCCGATGTCAGAAGCCAGGGCGTCGTTCATATCACTCAGGGTCAGATTGACCTTGGCAAGCAGGCCCGTAGCGTTGGAATCGGCCCAGACCGCACTAGCGACCTCACTGGCAACCACTGCGTTCACGTCGATGTTGCCCGCGTTCGGGTCTTCCCAAACGGCCTCTGCAATTTGGAGAGCAGACGGCAGGGACGTAATGCTGGCCTCCATCGCAACCGGCGTATCCGCGCCCGTAAGCAGGGTCCGCAGTTCCGCAGCAGTGTCGAGGGCTTCCGTATCCGCAAGGATGGCCGCAAGCTGCGTAGAGTTGGCGTCCAGGTCAGCAACGACCTTGCCGCCGATATCTGACTGCGTAAGGGCGTCACTGAACATGGCTGAAACGGACACCGGGTTCATCGACCATGCGCCAACATCAGCCGCCACCTGGCCGCTCGACGTAAGCAGTTCGCCCGTCTGCGTGCCGTGCTTGACGGTCACAATGGGATAGCCAGCAGTGTGTGCGCCAGGAATAGGCGTACCGTTCCAGGCCCGCACGTCTGAGCCTGGACTTAGCACGGCAGAGATCGGGTTGGGCACGATCTCGTTCGTATCGTGCTGAAGCCAGAACAGCACCCGCTTGCCTAAGCCACCAGCAAAGAACTGGTCGGGCGGGCAGACTTGATACAAGCCATGCCCGGCATGAACCATCGTGTTGTCCGCGTGCGTGCCCAGCGTGCCCGCACTCAGGGCCGCGCTCACGGCTTCAGCCTCGCCCTCTTCCAGGGCGTACAGGTTCCACTCGGTCGGCGTAGCCGACGTACACGGATCGCCGTTCACGTCCAGCAGATTGAACCAGAGGAACTGATCCGTAGCGCCGTTAGTGAAGGTCCGCTCGACCACCGCGCCGCCTGCGATCACGACGGAGGTCACGTTGACGTCGCCGCCGCCAGTTGCCTCAATCTGTAGTGCTCCAATATCGAGAAAGCCTGTGGGCTCCAAGATGCCCGTAGGCGGGTTCACGTCCGTCTTGATTAGAGCAGCCCAGGTAGCCGCGACACTCGCTACGTCTCTCGCACCGTTCTTGCCACCAGTATTAGGCTCGGCGTCGGCAAGCTGATAGGCGTCATAATCGCCGGTTGCGACAAACGGGTCGGATGCAGACTCAAACAAGTGGAAGATCCCAGCCTCGTTGCTGTCCGGGCCGGGATAGCGATAGGTGTTTGCGGTCGTCGAACCGTAGTACAAGCAGTCGTTGCTCATCATGAGCCGCGGTGCGCTGTCCATGTAGACGCCGTAGGTACAGTCGTAGAAGATGCAGCCGATCGTGACGATATTCCAAGCCGTCCCGCTGTTCTGCTCTATGCCGCACTGCGTGTCGTTGCCGTCGAAGATGCAGCTATAGGCTGCGACAGTACTCGCAGCACGTACCTGGCTCGCCTCATTCTCTGCAAACAGGCAGCGAGAGGCTGAAGTCGTTGGCGCTAGGATGCCCTGCGAACCATTGCCAAAGAAGATCGAGTTGACTGCTGTAACTGTTCCATTCGCCGCATTGATTCCCTTGCCGCCGTTGTTCAGGAATAGGCAGTTGATGAACTGCAAGTTATCATCGGCCTCTACGCCGTCTCCTACAGCATTGTCAAAGCAGCAGTTCATGAAGCGCAGCGTGTCCGTGTCTGCTTGACCATGCACGTTGTCAGTGCCCGCACCCGTGAAGCGGAAGTTGACAAACTGCCACTGCACACCGCCCGTCTTGAGAACATACACTCCGTAGGACGTACTACTTGCGTCAATCGTGACTATCCCACCGTCGTCCCTGGAGGTCTTGTAGCCGATGAAGGTCTTGTAGTTGTCGCCGCCAATGACGTTAATGTCGATAATCGCGTTGTTGCTATCGACCGTCGTGTAGCTGGCCGATCCCTTCACGTAGCAGTAGTCGCCAGTCGCCATCGTCTTGATAGCCTTCTGGAACGTCTGGAAGGCCAGGGCTTCCGTGAGGCCACTGTCGCTGTCGCTTCCGCTGGTCACGTCGAGGTAGTATTCCTCCGCTCCGACATTGACCGCGCACAGCCACAACACGAGTCCAATGACTGCAATCCGCTTCATGACTTTCTCCCGATCAGGTACTTGGTTCCGCCAGGTGTGGGCGTCTCGGCTTTCGTCGTGAATGACCACACGTCGCCCGTAGTCGTCTCTGTGCCGTTCACGGTATCCACTCGCCAGTAGTAGGTCGTGCTGTGGGCCAGATCGCCCGTAGGATCGTAGCCCGAAGCCTGTGTGCCCAGGGACTCGGTCTCGTCCGGCGTGCTGTCCGTGCCGAAGTAGAGCGTGTGGCTGGTGTAGTCGCCCTCGCCAGCCGCCCAGGTCAGCGTAGTCGTGACCTCAACGTGGGTCTCGCCGTGCCCCGGACCCGGTGTAGTGGCCTTGTTCGGCTCCTCGTAGTTCGCGCCGCCGCCCTCGTAGGCTCCCGCGTCCGGGATGCCAGAGCGGAGCGTGCCCACGTAGTCCCTCGCTGTAGCATACTCGGCTACACCAAAGTCAATGGCGTTGCTATCTGGCGGAATCGTGTAGTTGTGGGCAGCAGGATTGGTAAACAGGGCCGCGAACTCGGCAGACGTATAGTCAGCATCTTCCGTCTCGCTAAGCGGCAGCAGAGTAACCTGCGAAGGCATTGTCTTGACGGACTCTCCGTATATGTTGCCCTCGTGCTTTGTTATGTATACGCGACTGCCTTCATAGCCTACATCTACAACAGTGGACCAGAAAGACACGAGGTTGTTGCAGAACTCTGCAATATACACCTCAGTTAGCTCGTGCTTTCCGATCCGCCACTCACTGTTTCCGATGAACGTGTTGTGGTTGATGCGGTTGTTAGTGCCATAGAACGAGCCGAAGTACATTGGCTGGCTACCAGTTACAATGTTGTCGTGCATGTATACATTGCCTGGCTTATCCACTTTAATGACCTGGCCATTCTCTCCGCCACCCCAATCTCGATGCACGTAGTTGTAGCAGAACTCCACACCGTCGAATCCTGGGTATCCACTGAGGGTGACGCCATCGGTATGGTAGTTGTCCATGCCCGTGATATCTTCGATGGTGCCATTAGCATCGAGATTCACTATGCGATCACCTTGTGAGCCATCCACTCCTGCTTTCCATAACTGCTCGATGCTGTTGTCATCGTAGACCCAAGCATACAGCCTAACACTACTATATACCGACTCCACTACTCCCCTATGTCCAGTCGGCGTAGTATTGTTGTATAACTCAATAACGTCTCCTACGTTGAACTCGCCAGTCTGCGTACCATCAATGCGCTCTCGCCCGCGATTCGGGTCAGCATCGTAGATCTCGCAGCCAGAGATGATACTATCCGCGGCGGAGAACTGGAGTACATTGTCGCCGACCGAGTGAATGTCGCAGTCGATTACTTGTATCCGCATAGAGGTCGTGCGGTCCGCAGCAACGTGCATGCCGTTCTCGCCGTGCCCACACAGACAGTTGATGATATTAACGTCCGTTGCATAGTTGATACCAACTGAAGTCGATCCAACCTTGACGTACTCAGTCCGCTTGCCTTCTGGAACCGACTGCCATGCGATGTAACAGTTGCAGTCTTCAATATGGACTTCGTGGCAGATCGCGATCTCAGCGCCGCCAGGTAAGTTGAATCCCTTGAACTTGTACTTGAGATGGCCGTGACCGGTCAGGCCGATGTCCTTAATCATGATGACTGTGCCAGCGTCAATGTCCGCTGCCGCGTAGAGTGCAGTCGAGACGGCGGCATCCATCAACTGCATGTTGGGATCGCGGTAGCACTCTCCGAGCCACTTGGCGTAGTTGTAGTAATTCGATGGAGCCCATGTGCTCGCTGCGACAGTGTCATTATGAATGGACACCCAGGTGCCAGACTTGGCGCCGTTCGCCGACTCTGACACGACCAACTCAATCGTATCCGCTGCTATGGCAGACGAGCAGTGGTATCGAAAGCCCAACTGGTCGTCCGTATTTCCGAAGGACGTGGCGCTGTAGTTCTTGTAGCCCATCAGCGCGCCAGCGGAGATGTTGCTGTCTACTGTGAAGGTCACGTAGCCGCTGGCGTCGTCGATACTGACATTGGTCCCAGCGGTCCAAACGTCCGCCTCGTTGCTTGGGTCCCAGTAGGCGGGCTCGCTGGGCCACTTGTCGTCTTGATTCAGGCTCAAGCTCGCAATAGTAGGCGTATGCCCAGCAGCAGCTTGCCAGGTTGTCCACGATGAGCGGTACTGAATGTCGCCAGCCCCGCCAGTGATCCGGCTAAACGCCGCGTAGCTCCCGTTCTTTACGTAGACGGTATCGCCCTCGGCCATCGTTGTACCACCATGCGATGTGCCGATGTACGGGATGGTCTTCCACGCCTTAGCCCATGAAAGGCCGTCGTAGGTATCCAGGCCGTTGACGTCATCGACGTAGATCGTCTTGGCCCCAGCCACCTCCATAATGACCAGCCCGATCAGGATGGCCGTGACGATCGAGACCCACGGGATCTGGCGGTGCCAGGTCGCGGGCGCAGGCTCAGGAGCCTGGTTGCGTCTGTTCGGATGATGGTACTGATGATTGCGCTGTGGCATAGCGAACCTGTAAGTATTCCTGAACAGTTCCCGGCCAAGAAACACAAGAAGGGAGCCGACCGAAGTCGGCTCCCGTGAACCACGTTCCAACCTGGGTTAGTCTGGAGTGTCGTTGTCGTTCGCCCAGGTCCCAGCGTACCCGATAATCAGCCACCTCTTGTCGTCCACAGCCACAAGCGTGACCGACTGACCAGCCGAATCGGTCTTGCAGGCCAGATACTTCGCCGCAGTCCCGTCGTTGATCGTGTCACCAGCACCGGCCTGGATGTACAGGTCGTCACCGGCGGTGGCGTTGGCATCCACAAAGGTGTAGGTCAGACCTGCGGCAGCAGCAGGAAGCGTAAGGACCACATTGCCTGCACTGCCGTCGTTGCCGTCGCAGACGCAAACCGTGCCGCTCTGAGCAACGGTAAGGGTGGCTTCGTCCGTGAACGTCTCCACCCGCCGCGTACCGAAGATCGTGCCGGTAGAGTACGGGAACCGGATCGTACCCATCGTGCTGTCGAAGGCTTCCGTATGGGCGTTCGAGACGGACACCGTGTCGTTGCCCACCTTGAAGTCATACTGATCCGCGCCCCACCAGTGGAACGCTCCGCCAGATAGCGTGGTGTTCGTGCTGGCCTTGGTCATAGGCAAGGTGATTGCCTTGGTGAGGCCACGATCCGCATAGATCGTCTGCGTTGTCGTTGTGCCGGGCAGGTAGATGTAGACCTCGTTGATCTCATCCACCGCCCTGTCCACGTCGTCCAGGACCACTACCCGATGGTAGAGGTAGCCCTGGTTCGCCTGGCCGAATGCGGCTGCGCTCAGGAGCGCGACGCACACAAGGGCCAGGAGACTCACAGTTCTTCGCACCATAGTTGTTGTTCTCCTTTCGTGCGTACACTCGTTGACCTACAGGACCTCGCAGTCGTTGACGATCAGGGCGTAGTCGTCGCCCGGAGTCGAGGTGCCCGGATCGTTGAAGTTGGTCTTCTTCACGCCGTACAGGCACTCGGTCTTGACCTTGAGGTTGGTCACGTCCAGCTTGTCCTCCGCGTAGATCGGCCTCTTGGCCCAGCCCCAACAAAGGGCCTGCGCGCCCAGGAAGATGTTGCGGACGATCTTGCGCCCGTTGGCCGCAGCGTCGGTTGTGGCGTCCCTGTCATCATTGAGGGTGAACCCCTCGGCCAGGGTGGTCCCGCCCGCTCCGGTCCTCTTGGGAATCCGGTCGTACTCCACGTAGAGCACGCCGTCCAGGTAGGCGTTGCCGCCGGTGAACAGAGGATGGTCGGGAGCCTGGGCGTGACACATCTTCATCAGGTCCGCAAACCCGTTGGTGCCAAGCTCGGCCTTCATGGACTCCATCGCAGCCGGATGGACGAGGCAGACGTACACGCGGACGGGCGGCCTCTTGACGTCGAACCGGACGTCGTCGGCCTTGTCCTGCGAGTCCTGCCTGAACCAGCACGGACGGATGCGAGGCGTGGCCTGGATCGCCAGACTCTTGAGCTTCCGGCCGACCAACGTGCCGAACAGGTTCGCCGTCTGCGTACCAGCGGTCAGCAGTGCATCGGATGCGTAGGACACACCCGAGTTGCCAAGGATAGGCGTGGAGTCAATTTCCTGCCCGCCTCGCCAGATCCGGTTGGTCGTGGGAGCCGACTCGTTGATGGTCTCGATGGACGCGCCGCCGCTGTTCTCGTTGTAGAGACCGGCCGCAGTGGTGATCAGGTCGTTCTCCTGGATCTCGGCGTTCCACTCCGCGCAGGAGTCCATCATCTCCTTACGCCAGGCCGCCACACCGTACACGTCGGTAAGCTGCTCGGCCAGGATTCCGCCGGACAGAATGGCAGTCATCCGCTGGTGGACCCGAACGGACATATTGCCCCATTCCATTTGCTGCTCGTTGTTGACGGTGTTGCCGTAGTCGCCCTGGCCAGTTCCAGAAAGCGGCTTCTTGATCTTGAACACAACGTCCCCGCCCGGCTTGCGGGTCAAGTCCTCGTTCTTGAGGATGGCGCAGTGCGGGTCCGTGCCGACCAGGTGAATGAGCCGGTTGTTCGCCAATGCGTAGGCGAACATCTGCGGACTGTACAGCTTGATGACTCTGGGATCGGCCCAGGCGATTTGTGTCGGTCCAGCCATAGTCTAGAACCTTTCTGCCCTTGCGGGCAAAAGGCCGCTCGATCATTCGCTTAGAAGAACCCGGCACGAGACGGAACGAGTTTCTTCACGTCCTCGTGCAGGATGTCCTTGATCGGCGGCGGTGTTTCTTTCTTGCTCTCGGGCGATTGCGGTGCCGCAGGACTCGCAGACCTGGCCGACCCGCCAGGCACTTCGGCGCGGCGGGCCATCTCCTCCTGGTATCGCTTGTGGAAATACTGGCCCAGCGGGTCGCCGGACGAGACGCACTTGGTCAGGCCAATGTTGTAGCGCAGCTCCGGGCCTTTCGCTCCGGCGGCCAGGATACGGGCCTCGTCCTCGGCGGTCAGGTACTTGTGCGTGTTGTCCACGACGGTCGCGTAGTCCAGGCCCACACCAAGCCGCTGCTCGGTCAGCGTGGACCGGAACTGGTCCTCCGCATCCTCGTACTGCCGCTGGAGGGTCCGCTTGATCTCCTTCTGCGCGCGGGCCTGGTACTGCTTGACAAGCCAGTCCTCGTGGGCCTTCTGGACCTTGTACGGGATCTTCACGTCGTCCGGGTCCTCGCCGGTCTGTGCAGAGTAGGTCTGCACGTAGACGTCCAGCGGGTCCGGCTCGGCCTGGGCCGTACTCTCGGCAATGCTGTCCAGCCGATCTTCCAGGTCCTTGATCTTGCGCTTGAGTTCCTGGTTCTCCTTGCGAACCGGGATATGAGCGCCGAGCGGGATCATCACCGGCGGCTTGTCCGGCACGGCCGGAGGGACCGTCACTTCCGCGGCCAGTTCAGGTGTTGCAGGTTCTGCAACAGGTGTCTCCGGCTGGACGGGCTCGGCCGGCGTGTCGGGCACGACTGGCAGCGTAGGCTGCTCGGCCGGTATCTCCACGACAGGCTGCTGGTCCTGCGGAACCGTATCGCCCTGTAAACTTTCCAAATAGCTCATCAGGTGCTCCTATTCCCGGCGGAGTACGCCGTAGACGTGGGATTGGCCGCCCACGGGTCGGTTGTGGCTGGGAACCGCAGCCACCGCGGAACTCGCACGAAACCGTCATGCGAGGGACGGAAACGCCGACTTGGCGAAGTCCTCTGGCTGCGGGCGCAAAAAAAACGGGCACTCGTAGTGTTCGTGGCACCACGAATGCCCGTCTGGTCTTGCCTTGCGTCACCCTCGGACTGGCCGGTCCTCGGATGAACCCGCATCTAGGTTGTTGAAAGAGCCACTCTACGAGGTCAGATCATGGCGAGACCTCGGTATGCGTACCGCTCTCACGACTCCTTCTGCTCCTTCTTCGGTGACGCGGTATTGGCCGCGCGCACACGGTAGTCGGCCAGATCCCGCATCGTCATGTCGGTCAGGAGCGTACGCCCGTCGTTGGCGAGCTTCTCCAGGTGCGCCCAGGCCACCTTCTCCTTATCCGTCAAGGGAGAGGCCAGGTACTCGGCTCGGGCCTTGTCCTGCGCGGCCTTGACCCTGGCGGACTCCTCGGCCTTCTTGCGGTCCTCCGCAGCCTGGCGGGCCGCAGCAACGGCACGGGCCCTGTCCACGGCCTCCTTCTGGGCGTTCATGCGGTCGATTGCCTTCTGCACGGCCGGATCGACGGTGACAACTGGCTGCGATACTGCGGTGTTCTTAGCCATCGGATCGTCCTTTCTTCTCGGTGCTTTCCCACGGCCAAGGCACTCTCTCAGGCCGTTTGCCGAATCGCTCCAGTGCTTCCCGCTTCTCTTGGGAATGGTCTACCGCGTACCGATTCACGATGTTGCCCAGACCGCGGAGGTTTATATGCAGGTTCTTGGGCAGGCCCACCTGGGTACGCTTCAGGAGGTCCTCAGTCGAGTACGGGCACGATTTCTTGATTACGATCTGCATCACTTCACCTTGATGTCAGCAAACCCGGCGCGGGCAATCGTCTTCTGAATGGCCTTCACCTGGGCCTTCATCTCGGTAGCCGCCCGCTTGAGTCGTCGCTTGTCACCCTGAATCTCCACAGCCTCGCGCAGGGTCTGGCCATCCTGGCGAGCACGCCAGACAAGATCGTCCTGTGTTGGTGCAGTAGTCGGAACCGTACTCGTCTTCTTGCTTTTCTTTGCCATAGTAGTTGTCTTTACGCCGCATCCACTCCCATCTTGGCCAGGAGCTTCTCCTTGCCCGGAAGGTCCGAAGCCTCCAGGATCGTCTCGGGCGGGAGCATGATTCCCAATTCTCGGAACACCTTGGCCATCTCCAGGGTATCCTGGAACCGCTGGAGCCTGGCGGTCGGGCTGGACGGCGAGGTGGCAACACTGGCGTAGTAGCGGCCTGCCTGCACGTTGCGCATGGCTCCGATCAGGGCCTTGATAGCCATTGGCTTGGCCATCTCGTCGATCTTGGCCATCATCGCGGACTTGGTCTGGGCCGTGCGCTCCAGGGTCTTGACCAGGTCCTCCCGCTCCTCCGGCGGCATCGTGGCCAGTTCGGCCTTGTTCACCTGCGGCACTTGCGGTATCGGAATCTGCGTAGCCTGGCTGACCGCAACACGGGCCTCGTCCAGCAACTTCGGGTCCAGCAGGTTCTTTTCCTCGATCACGCGGGCAATCTCGCCGTCTGTATAGACATCCGTACCGCAGATCGCGGCGCGGACCAGTGTGCCGAGCATGTTGGTACTGTGGTCAAAGTTCAGCAGGATTCCGCTCGTGCCCTGCTTGGACTGGGCGTCCAGCAGGCTCAGGGCGTACCCGCTCATCCGCTTCTTGTCGATGTCCGGTGCTTCCTTGCGGATGTTCGTGATGAACCGGGCCTCGTCCTTGGCAATGCCGATCATGCCTTCCATGCCGGACGGGAACGGAACCGCGTCGATGCGGCTGACCGCTCCGCCGAACTCGTCCTGGACAATGACCTCGCCGTCCTCGTTGCCGTGGGCCTTGAGCCATGCCCGGCGTGCCGGATCGGCGGCCTTGACGAGCCATTGCCGGTTGGCCTGGCTGTTCAGGATGTTCAAGGACTGGCTGCGGGCCACATTGATGAGCTTCTGCGTGCCGATCAGGTCGTCTACGATGGTCGAGGCGTACCCGTTGTCGAAGTAGGGATAGAACGGCACGATGGGAAACATGGTCATGCCGTTGACGGTCAGGTTGAGCTCGTCGATCTGGTGTTCCAGCAGCACGCCGTCGCAGTAGATCGTGTGGTTGAGTACCTGCGTCACGGTGTCCTTGATCTCGTAGACGCCAGGGTACTCCTTCATGGCCTTCTCGATCTTGGCCCTGTCCTTGGAGTCGATCAGGAGGATCGGCAAGGCGTCCTCTGTGCGGAGGTCGTAGGCGTACCAGACCTCGCGGGCCTCCAGCCACCAGCAGTGCGACAACTGCACCTTGGTCGCCGTGAAGTCCTTCCAGCCGGAGGTCTGGATCGTGCCGGTGGAGTCCTTGCCGGACAGGCCGAACGCGGCCAGGCCGCGGTTGACCATGCTCGACACGAACGCCATGCCAGCCATCATGCGGGACCTGGGCGTGGCCAGCCGGTCGGACAGTTCCGGGTAGAGCTTGGCCACCAGGTTGCGGTCCATCCAGGGCGACCAGATCACGTACTGGGCACCCTCGCCCGGCGTGTTCGGGTCGTACTGGCAGCAGGTCGGGTCCCACAGCACGTCCTCGGGCCGAAGTGTGCGGATCTCCAAATCGCCACGCAAAGGGTCCCGGGTCTTGGTCAGGAACACACCCAACTGCCCGGACGAGGTAGTCACGCCGTCCTCAAACCAGTGGACGGACTCGAAACGGTAGGCTTCGTCGCTCAAGCAGTGCTTTATCAGGGCCGTCTGGAGGTCGGCCAGGATCTTCATGCCGCCGTGGTGGTTGACCAGGGTAATGTCCCTGGGCGACTGGGCCACTTGGCCCACCAGGTCCATCACGAACGGCCGGATAATCGGAACGGTCAGCGAGAACTTCTTCTTGAGCCGGTTGTGTTCCTCATCGAACGGGTCCCACTGGTTGCCGACCTTGAAGTTGCGGTTGATGGCAATACGGTCCTGCAAGTCCGCGTTGCCCGACTCGGCGAGGGACTGGTACTTCTGCACCGTGAACATGATCTCGTCACGGCGTTGGTCCGTCAGGTTCTCGTCTTTGTAGGCCATATCGCGGACCCTAGAATGCCATCGGGCTCAACGGAGCCATGTCCTCGTAGTCCGAATAGATCACAGGCTTGTCACCGATCACCTGCGGCTCGACGTACCGCAAGTGCCACACACCCTGGATGTAGGCGTCTGCGTAGTCCGGGCTCTTGCCGTTGTGCGCGGCCTTGATCTTGTCCTTGGGCGAGATCATCACCCGCTGGCCGCGGAACTCGTAAGTAGACCACGTCATCTGATCGGCCACCTTGTCGTAGACCGTGGCCAGGACCGGGTCTTGCGGCCTTGGAAACGTGAAGATCGCCACGCGGTCGGTGTCGAAACAGCCGGTAGCCAACATCTTGCCGACCTCACTGTGGATCTGGGCACGGAGGTTGACGTACCTCTCCGGGTCCGTGCTGGCGTCCGCGGGCCGGTACGCGAACGTGTTGCGCCCGTGGGCACGCAGCGTATCGACCACACCCGGGTATCCGGTCTCCTCCACCACTATTGGGCAGTTGCCCATCTTGGTCGCCATCGTCTCACAGGCGGACACGATCCGCTCCTCCGGCGACCAGGGCAACGTCACAGCATCCACCATCCTGGTGTTCTCCAGGCCCAGGATCACGCACTCGTCGTCTCCGAACCGGGCCGGATCGCAGGTCACAAGCCGCTTGATGAATGGCGGGCCTTGCCTGCGGGCCGCAGCAGCGGTGATCCACTCCCGCAGCACCACCTGATCGACCGCGCCCAGGGCGTCCCAGCAGCCGTCACGGTAGGCGGCCAGGAGGTCCGGCCTGTGGCCGAAGGCATCCTCCAGGGTTTGCAGGTAGTTCGCGGGCAGATGCTCGTTGTCCTTGTGCAGGGCCGGGATGAAGGTCTTGCCCGGCTTGCTGGCACGGATAAACTCGTCAATCAGCCAGCATTGGCGAGGGTTTGCAGAGAACAGGCCGCGATACGGCAGGGACTCCAGTTCTCCGGTCCTGTAGTTGCGGACTCGCTTACGTCGTGCGCCCAACAGGGCCGCAACATCGTCCTTGCTGGTCTCCTCGGCCTGATCCAGTGCAATCATGCCGAGTTCGGCCGAGTTGAACCGCTCCAGGTCGGAGCGATTGTCCAGGCCGGAGTAGTCAATCGCCACACGGTTGTCGATGCAGATATGGGTCGGATAGCGTGACGTGGCGGGCTTGAGCGTGTAGCACGACGACGGAATGATGTCCTTCCACGTAGACAGGGTCGTTCCGACAAACACCGCGCCGACCTTTCGGCCCATCCAGGCGACATGGACAGGATCGTTGGTCTTGGGCAGATGGAAGTGTTTGGCTACTTCGATTGCGTAAATGTACGTTGCTGCACAGAGGAATACGCTCTTGCCGCCTCCCCTTCCGCCTCCGAATAGCACGTCTACCGGCTCCCTCTCATTCTGGACATTCTTCCAGTCATCGTCGGTAAAGGGAATCCGCAGGGCTTGCAGGGCTTCCCACTGCCGTTTGGTCGGCCGGAACTCGAATGCACTATCCTGCTTGGCCATCTGTGCCTCCAGCAGGGCTCGTCACAATCACAGCCGAGTCCGGCGCAATAATCGTGATCTGTGGCGGTCGGTCCACGGTATTCGGAGCCTTGCCCTCCAGTAGCCCCAGGTGTTCCATCAGGGTCTTGGACGCCACGCCCTTCGGGCAGAAGTCAAGGTCTACCGTCACGTCCTGTCCGCCGTCCTTGGCGTAGCTGATCCGTACCCTACCGCCCTCGATCACGGCCCGCTCGTCGTCGGTCAGATCCGAGAAATCCACCTTGCCATCGACGACCTTGACCTTGGCCACGATGGCGGTACGGTCCACGAACGCCTCTCGGGCCTTCTGTGCGAGTACGTTGGTGGTCGTGACCATCGCGGCGGTCGAGAGTTGCCACCGCAGATAGGCCAGGTAGTTGTGGACGTGCCGGTTCTTCAGACACAGACAGGCCAGGGTCGCCATCCGCCTGCGCTCTTTTTCAGGCAACGATGACAACTCCTGGCCCGTGCGCACCAGGGCCATAGCCTTGGTTGCAGAGCCCTTGCCTCCGAGTTCGATGTACTTGTGGATGAACGCTTCCTGTAGGACACTCAACCTGCGCCGCAGGCAGTCGGGAGCCTCCGCCTCGATCTCGGATAGACCTCGGGCGTGGTCTTTGGCCAACATGTCTGAGCGCGCAACCTCATTCATTCGCCTACTATTATAACATATTTTAATACTGCTGTCAAGACAATTTATGGCAATATTGCTGGCTGTGGCACGGCGTTTATAGTGCCAAGAGACGCGGATTCACCGTAAGTATTTAGAAGGGCAGATGTTACGGCTTTTTGAGTACCTCGTTGGAGTCACAAGAAAAGACCGCTTCTTATGACGGCGGCGGGCCTCGCGTGCGCCGTGCGGCCTCGTGATCGTTTTTGTCTTCCTGCCGGCCGTGCCTGCGGGTATATTGTGCAGACGGTCACTGAGTGAAGGGAGGTATGAATGCCGTTTGTAACTGAGAGTGGACGACCAGATAAGGGTGGCTCGCCGGTGAATCTGGCAAGAATGCCGGTCTCGCTGCAACGCAGGCTGGCTCCGCTCTATTCGGTTCAGGGCGATGTGAAGAAGTACCTTGCCGTGGATCAGCTCTACACAGGCGATGCACGTAGCCTGTTGAAGAGGATCGAGCCCAATAGCATTGCGGTGAGCGTCTGGTCTCCTCCGTACTTTGTGGGCAAGAGTTACGAATCGTACCTTGATTTCACCGGATGGCAAGAACTGCTCGCGGAGGTCATAAGGGACCATTTCCCTATCATCACGCCAGGAGGTTTTCTGGTCGTGAATATCGCGGACATTCTGTGCTTCAAGGACCCCGATATGCCCAAGGTCCACTCAGAGTCCGTACACAGAAAGGGAAGTTCCGTTACCAGGGCAGATGTTCTTCGCGCGATGTCCAAAAACCCGAACTTTAACCGCTATCAGATAGCAGCACTTCTCGGATGCAGCGAACAGACAGTGGATCGCAGGCTGAATGGCAACAATGTACGTGGTGGGAAGTACGTGGACCAAACACGAGTCAAGATCGTGGGCGGTCTGCTGGAGGACTGGGGCTCAAAGGCTGGCTTCTATCTCTATGATAGACGTATCTGGGTGAAGGACCCCGCTTGGGAGAACTCCAGATGGGCCAGTCTTTCCTACAAAGCAATCGATGAGTTTGAGTACCTGTATTTCTTCTGGAAGCCGGGCGTGACCCGTTACGACCGACGCCGGCTCACCGCACGGGAATGGTCGGAATGGGGCTCTCGTGCAGTCTGGTTCTTCCGTTCAGTTCACCGGAACTCAGATCACGAAGCCAAGTTCCCTGTGGAACTACCTCTGCGTATCATTCGGCTTCTGAGTGATCCCGATGACGTGATATTGGATTGCTTCATGGGTAGCGGCTCTACGGCAATAGCCGCCATCCGGTCTGGTCGTCACTTCATAGGGATGGATATCGAGAGAGAGTATACGGCCTTGGCCAGAGAGAACATTCGCTTGGAGCGGGAAAGCAATGCTGCTCAACCCAGAGGAACTACAGACCAATCTGCCAAGAGTGGAAGAGATTGAAAAAGCCTCGCTGCGGCTTGTCGTGCAAGGCATATTCGCTTTCCGCGAAACGGCGCAAGAGATATTCCGCAAGGAACAGGTAACGGGCAAGGACTGGGCCGCAGACATAGCTGAAGACATTACCCGTGAGGCCATGGATAGGCTTGGAGTCTCCAGGATCGAGGCCAGGCCCTACGGCAAGGTGGACTACAAACGCGCCCGATACGTCTTCCATCCTGAATATGCTATTAGGCAAGTGTTGTTCGTCGATTCAAAGGCAGAGAAGCCAAGTGGACAGTCCATTGCGCGCCTTCAAACCTCTCAAGTCTCGATGATTATTCGCCAGATACGGCGCAATGAGCCCATTGAGGTGCCTGGGCAGCTTCCCAAGTTGCTCGAAATCGACGACAATCTCTACCTTACCACAACAATCGTTGTGAAGTATACCTACGATGATCCAGATGGGCAGCGGTCTCTGCTGTCAATGAATGTTGCCGCTGTTCCCAACGGGATGTTGCAGGAGAAGTACAATCCGACTTGTACGGACACGATCTGGACCGGAGGGCCTGACTCTCCGGCACGTCACGAAGAGTTTCGGACTCGCCTATCCTTCCACCGGCTCAAGCACAAAGCACGATGGCGCGTTCAAACTATTCCTATCGCGCCAGAACCTTTCCACTGGGTTGACTGAGTGATCTCAGAGTGAACCACTGGCAGAACAGCGAGCGTATCCGGTGACGATCACGTCGCCTAGGACGACCCGGGCAGCATAGGTAACCGCCACAGCCAGGGCTGCCCACTCGTCACCGTGGATGCCGTAGAGCGGGCCGGGCCGCTTCTTCGTGCCAACGGCCTTCTCCTTGCCTGGGCCAAAGAGGTCGATCAGGGCTTGGCGGATATTCGCGTCCTTGGCCTTCATGGAGCCGCACAGGGTCATCTTCTCGTCCTTGCGGTAGATGAACGTGTAGCCCAGGCCCCACTGCTGGATGAACCGCCCTATCCACACGCAGGTCTCGAACACCTCCCGGCCGACAGGCATCCCGTAGGAGGCCACCATCTCGATGGCCAGTACGAACCCTGAGTCGCGATAGGACTTCGGTGTCGCCAGGATTTTCAAGACTTCCTCGTTCGGACAGGTGCAGGCGGAATAGACGTGACCTGTCTCCGTGTCCAGGCCCACTATCGCCGACTTGTCCGTGCCTGGGTCGATGCCGAGGATCTTCATGCGTTGTCCTCCGGGTCGTCGGCAAGATCGCCGTCATCCTCGTCGCCCTCAATGTGGTCCTGTGGGCCGAAGACATCTGCGATCTCCTCGTACAAGACGTACAGCGGGTCGTCGCGCGGGTCCCGGCAGTCGGGCACAGTCCGGTTGACAAAGTCAGCCTCAACCTCGTCCTCCTCCTCATCGTCCACGACGTCGTCCGGCTCATCCGGCGGGTCGTCAAAGCCAAATGCTCGTTGCCTACACTCTTGGCAGTAACCGGTATCTTCGGCCAGGGCGTCCATGCCCTCTGTGCCGCCGCATCCTTCGCAGGTTTTCAACGGTTCGCCTTTCTACTTGCGTTTCTTGGCTGGATGAAGGGTTTCTTGCAGGTCCAGCCGAACGCTACCTTCGCTTCGTCGCTCCAGATGATGTCCAGGCACAGACCGTCCAGGTCCCTCTCCAGGGTCCGCAAGGCGTGCTCGCGGGAGGCAATCGCCGCTGGGCCGAACCGAGGACGCGGGTCGTCCGGGTCGGATGGCTCCAGCACGATGGGCTTGCCGGGAATGTACATATAGCAGGTGGAGACCTCCCGGTTGATCTCGCCGCACTCCCAGCGCGGTCTCCTGCCGGTCTTCAGGAACACGGCCCGGTGTTCACATCGGAAGCATAGGCCGGTGTGGATCTGCTCAGGCTTCTTTGCGGGCTTGGTCATGTATCGCCTCCATGCTCAAAACGTCGGCACTTGTGCCCTAAGTGCCGACATTCTGTACTGCGGTCGGGATGCTCTCGCTGACAATCGCGTCCAGCAGCACCATGTACGCGATGATGTCGCCTATCTTCTCGTCCCACTGCTCGAACGGGACCGGGTTGGACGACTGCACGAAGTCGTCCAGGGCCGTGATGTGCTTGATGACCATGCCCATCAGCACGTCCGCTGGCGTGCGGTTGCGGAACGACGCGGCCTTGTAGAAGTTGTGCAGCTTGTCCTTGCCGCTGGAATACTGTGCGCTCTTGGACTCCAGCGTGTCACGCAGTTGGGCGATACGCCGCTCCAGCACGGAATGAAAGTCGCGGTAGTTCATGGGGCCTCCACGGGTATGGGTGTGATCTCTTGCGGTGTGGTGTAGACCTTGCCGTCGCTGTGTAGGAAGTAGATGGGCAGGTCCAACATCTGAAAGAGCAGTAATTCCTTGCAGCAGCCATTGCTGTTCTGCCAGTACGGAGCAAGGATCAGGCCAGCGAACCACTTGGCCCGAATCATCTCCTCGTCCAGGTCGTACCAGTATTGATTCTCGGGCTCCTTGCCTGGCCAGACCTCGTTGATCGGGTGGCTGTGCGAGATTGGCGAGAATATCCGCCAGCCATCGGCCATCAGCTTCGCCGCACGCTTGCAGCACGCATAGAGGTTGGCCTTCGTCCTTTCCTTGTCGTCTGCACTGTACGGGTGCGCGAAGTAGAACCAGCCGGGTTGAGCAGTCACAACGCTCATGTCTTGACCTCCACAGTCGGTTTCATGTGCCTCCGACTCTGGGCCGTGCGGCGGTTGTCTCGGGTCCAGCGCCACTCCCGGAAGCCATTGCGGATGCGGTGTTTGATTCGATGCACCAGGCCGCAGTCGCAGCACTGCACATAGCCATCCTTGGGAACAAACTCCCACTCGCCATCGCAGCTTTGCTCGTAGACCGTCTTACTCACGACAAGATCCCTCCTTGCCAGATCCGATGGTTGTGCATCTGAAACTCGCCGTCCTTCTCGACGGATACGACGGCGACGCCATGCGTCCAGCCATTAGCGAACGGGTTGTAGTCCGGGTGCAGGTCGCACAGGCAGCCGAATGTCCATGTCGTCCACAGTTCGCCGCGTCCGGTCGTGGAGTCGTCCTGGCTGGACCGATGGAAATGCCCGCAGGCGGCAATGCCTTTCCACTTGAGGCCCAACAGCCGCGCGACATTGACCGGGTTGTACGTCATGCGAATCTCGTCACCGTGCAGGATCGGCAGCTTCCCGGCCATGACGATCTGTTTGCGATCCAGGTATTCGATCTTGCGTTGCTCAAGACCCAGAATGACCTCCAGGCTGGCCGTGGGCAGGTCGGCCAGTTGCGGTGCGTAGGTGCGGTAGTACGCATCGAGTCTGGCCTCGTGGTTGGCGGGCCTAAAGACAACCTGGGCCCGCGGGAACTCACCACGCAGCCAGTCCAGCAGGTCAAGCGTAAGCTCGACCTCCTGCACGAAGTCCCGCTTGCGGGTCGGCTTCCAGTAGGAGACCGCCTCGCAGTCCTGGAAGTCGCCGTTGAGCAGGATGCCCGTTACCTTCGTGTCGTGCAGGAACTTCACCGCAGCCTGCAGGGCTTCCTCGTCGTGGAATGGGCAGTGTACGTCGGACATGATGCCCCAGACGCCGGGTTCCAGGCGGTACGGCTCACGAACTGACGCGACAGACTTGGGCATTGCCACGCGAGGGACCAGGCGCCCAGAACGCTGGGCATGTTGCCTCTTCGCGCTTCCGTCCGAACCAGCGTAGTAGCGTAATCGCTCGCGTGCCTTCTCGAAGTCGCCGTCATACAGCGGCCCGTGGTTGGCGATCAGGTAGTGGGCCAGCGTCCTGATCGGCACGCCTGGGTAGCGTCGCAAGGTCTCGTAGGCCAGTTCGCTCGCAGGCGTTGTGTAACGTCCTTTGTGTTCTCGCGTCATTGAATCCGTTCCTTACCAAACATCAATCTGCTTCGTCGTCCGCAAGCAGGCCACCGGTAGGCTGAACGGAGCAGACACCTTGCACGTTGCTGTCCACGCGCCGAAGTCATAGGCCATTTAGCCAGTGGCCATCCCGTCGATAGCGGTTCGTCTGCATTGGCCGTCAGGTTTTGTCCGTTCAGTAGCGTCATCCCACAATCACCACGCAGTCCTTGCCGTCCACTTGCTCGATGGTCACGTCCTGCACGGGCAGGCGGGCGTTCAGGGAGGCGATGCGGAGATGGACTGGCCTGAACTCCAGGACCGCCCAATGCGTTTCTGTAGCCCAGACGGTACGCGCCCGCCTCCACAGCTTGTCTTGCAATTCGGGTAGGGTCATGGCTTACTCCTCGTTGGCGTGTACGTACTGATGCGAAACTCACAGTCGGGAGACCTATCTTTGGCGCAAGGGAGGCCGTGCAGTCGCATCTCGTCGGCACTTGTGGCAGCCCAGGCCCAAGCGTACTGGTTCTGGTAGATCAGCCACTTTCCGCCTTTCTTGTATTCAAGCACATGGAGCTTTTTGGGAATCATGGCTCACTCCTGGCCTTTCGCTTGAGGTCCCGCTTGTGTTGCCTCACGCACTCCACGATGTCCTTGTGTGTGCCCGTGGTTTCACAGATGGGACGGAGTGTCTTACCCTTGCGGCTGCGATGCGTGTCAGGCTTTGCCATTGATTTGTCATGGCAGCCCAACCAGGCATCCGCACGCTGGCCGATCCCGTTTGAGACGCCTGCATTGGCGGCCTCTGCGATAAAGTCGTCGCACGTACCACCCGATGCAAACGTACGCATGGCGGCGGCCAGGGTGTTGCGCAGATCCCGGACGAGATCCAGGGTTGTTTTCGTGTCGTCGTTCATTGGTCGATCTCCTGTACTGGCTCCCGTTTACGCGTCTTGACCTTGCGTGCCCGCCCACACTCCGGGCACGTCCCGTGGTTGCGGCAGGTCGGGTCAATGGCTTTGGAGCCGGTCTTGGGCTTGCGGTTGGTGCGGGTCATGGCTGCCTCCTTTCAACCCAACGCTTCGATTCGCCACGCAGGGCGTCCAGCCCACTCAGCGTCCAAATCTCTCGCCAGTTCGCGTCCGTCAGAAGGTGTTCACCCACCTCCTCGCCCGTGCGGATGTCTAGTTCGATCATGCGCCACGGCGGATTGTTGGGACCGACCACCCAGAAGAACCGAACCGGAATCGGCTGCGAGGCACTGAGGCGGCGGCACAGGTCCAGGTAGAACGCGGTACTGAGGATGTTGCCGTCACTGCGGACGTACTCGATGTTCCGCTTGCGGTCGAACAGGGCCACGGTCGCAAAGGACCGCAGCCGGTTCTGCCGATTGCTGTAGTGGTCGGGTGCGTACTCGATGAACAGCTTGTCGCCCGTGTTGGCTACGAAGGCCGACAGGCCGATCAGGGCGTCCACGTCGCTCATGTTGTACGTCTGGCCAAGGTTGAGCCTGTGGGCCTGGGCCCAGCCGTCGCCCGCGGTGTAGATCCTGGGCTTGACGGCGGACGCTTCCGCGGTGTTCTCAAACTGGCTCACCTCAACCTCCAGTTCGGGTACAGGTGCGGCTTGCCCAGGTGCAGCTTGTGTGGCTCCCTTGCCGGGCCGGGCTCGTACTCCACGCGGATCGAGTCCATGCGGGTCGTGTGGAGACCTCGTCCGGCCACGCCAGGGCCAGGGAAGCGGTTGCCGCTGTCGCGGTAGGACCGCAGCAGTTGGGCGAACAGCCTCCGGAAGCCCGGCCTCACCTTGGCCGCAGCCCACGACTCGTCGCAGGTGATGGCCAGGGCCCGTGCGAACCGCTCCATTGGCGTGCCGGACGAGCAGCTAAAGAAGCTCCAGAAGGCGTGTACCTGGCAACGGTCCTCGAAGGTCAGGCACTCGCGGCGGCGACGGTGGGATTTCTTGCCGGATTGCTGGCTGGATGGCTGTATTGCGGGCTGTGTTGGCTGTAAGTCGTTTGCTGGCAAGGTAGTTAGCTGCATTTTGTGACCCTCCAAGGGCAAAGGTGCCGTTTTGTGCCGGTTTCCGGCCCTAGAATCGACGATCTGGCTCGGAGGGTACTCCGGTACGGGTCTGGTCGAGATCGTGGCCGGGCGCACGATTTCGACGGTCGTTTGACCGTGTTGGGCGCAAACGGTGGAGTGCGTCAATCGCCGCTTGACTGGGCTTGCGGCCCGTCTTGGGACCCTTGCCCGTCCTGTACCGCCACAACGGACAGCCCTTGTCCGAGCAAAGGTCCACCTCCTCGCGGATGTAGCCCACACATACCAGGCAGTGCATCTTGATCGCCTGCCTCGGCCCGGCCTTGCCGGTCTGCGTCGCGGCGTACAGGTTGGCGTAGAGCTTGGGTACGAGTCTCATACAGCCTCCGTGGGCTCGTTTTGCCCGTTTTCCGCCCGTTTGGCTTGGTCCGGCCCGCAATCGGCCTCCGCGTTTGCCCCAGGATCGACGATCTCCGGCCGGCCAGACCAATCGGACCACCCTGAATCGCCCTTCTCGGGCTCGAAATCGCTGTTCGGCTCGTCCTCGAAGGCGAAGGAGTGGGCCCGGAACACCAGCTTGACCGTGCCGGTGGGCCCGTTTCGCTGCTTGGCGATGTCCAGGTCGGCTATGTTGGTCCTGATCCAGCTTGGGTCGTTCCTGTGGTAGTAGTCCTCGCGGTACAACAGCCAGACTTGGTCCGCATCCTCCTCTGCTGCACCCGAATCACGGAGATCGGCCAGGCTGGGCCGCTTGGACTCCCTCGCTTCGACCCCGCGGTTGAGTTGCGAGACCTCCAGGAGGATGACTTGCTCCCTCAAAGCCAACTGCTTGAGTGCCCTACTGACCTCTGTTTGGTCCTCGTAGCGGCTGCGGATGGCCTGGCCCGACCGCATAAGCTGGACGTGATCGATGATGACCATGCCGACCGGCCCGCGTTGCCGAACCTGGGCGATGAATGCCGACAGTTGGGCAGGCGTGGTCAAGCCGTCCACCACGGTTAGCTTGGCAGACTCGGCCAGGGACACGGAGGTGGCGTGGAAGGCGTCGATCTGGTCCTGCGTGGCGTGCCCGCGGCGTATCCCGTACAGGTCGTGGTTGCCCTGGGCCGCTATCGCCCGTTGCCAGGTGAGGCTGCAGGACATCTCTAGGGTCGAGTAGATGACCCGACGACCGCCGGTACAGGCATGGAGGGCCAGGCACGTCGCCAGGGCCGACTTCGCAGCCCCGGGACGGCCGCCGATGATAACCACATCGCCGTACCCGTAGCCGCCGATGAGCCGGTCCAGGCCGCGGAAGCCGGTCGGGACGATGGATTCGCCCGCGGAGGCGTCCAAAGCGGCCTGCGTGGCTCCCGATTCGTCTGCAACGTGCAAGTCGGCTTGGACTCCCAGGCCCGCGGCGATCCGCTGAATGGCCGTTACGATGTCCTCGGCGCGCTTGTCGCTGTGGACCTCGGCAAGCATGGACTCCAGGGCCGCGACCACCTCACGCAACAGAGCTCTATCCCGCACAATCGCCGCGTAGAAGGCCACGTTCGCCGCAATCGGCATGGACTCTACGATCTTGGCGAGCCTGGCCAGCGTGATCTGGGCGGGCCCGTCGCCGATCAAGCCCTTGCGGTCCAGGGCCTCGCGGAGGATGAGCCCGTCAATCTCGCCTTTGGCAAGCCAGGTAGCCGTCAGGGTCTCGTAGATGACCCGGCACTGTGCGTCACCGAAGTGTGCGGCCTGCAGATCGACCGGGACCCAGGCACAGGAGGGCGGGTCAGACAGGATCGCCGAGATCACCGCGGCCTCCGCGTACCGCTTGACCAACAGATCAGCAGAAACGTCAAGCACTGGCCACCTCCCGGGCAGGCTTGCCGCCCCGCTTCTCCCACCGCTCGTGGCACGCCAGGCTGCACCAGGCCCGCTGCTCGATGGCAAGAGCCGCCCTGCCGACCTTGCCGCAACCCTCGCACTGTCGGTTGGCCAACGGGTCTGTCGGATTGTGTCGGATGCTGTCGGATGACCCGGCCGCGCGAGATATTGGACCTCCGACCTTGGAACTGCCCTCAGGGAGTGCCTTGGGCTCATAAGCCAACCAGGCTTGATCCCGTATGATGCTCCTCAGATGCGGTATCTTGTCCGGTGGTGCCTTCTTCCACTTCCGTATCTGGGACTTGAACCAGGCCAATACAGGGTCCAACTCCAGTATGGTGAGCGGAGGCTTGATCCGCCTCAGTTCCTGCATGCAGGTGAGGCGGTTTACGGTCAGTAGACCTTGGGTAGCTGCAACGAGTTGGTCTAGGACGACTGAATCTTGAGAAGCGGAAGCGCCTATATATGTACTTGTCTCTATCTTTGTCTTTGTCTTGGTCGGATTTGTCGTAAATGACCCTAATTTCAAATCCGTGTCGGATGCTGTCGGATTCGTGTCGGATGTTGTCGGAAGCTGTCGGATGTTGTCGGATGCTGTCGGATTGTCCTCTTTGTTACCATTTCTCCTACTCCCTCTATGCTCCCTATCCCATTCTCTCTGGTACGCTCTCCGCTCTTCCTTGTACCGTAAGTCTCTGTATTTCTCGTAGTTTACGATCTTGTAGACGTTCTGATCGACCCTGATGATTCTCCTGCCTTCTTCGGCCTGGCTGGTACTGGTCGGGTCTGGCTGCATGAGGAAGTCCAGGGCCTTTTGGACCTCATCCGCTGAGGTGTGCAGGATGGCGGCTGTTGTGCTTGGGTGGCATCGAACGAATCCGATCTCGTCTCGCTTGACCAGAAGCCAGACCCAGACCGCAATGGCTACGGGCCCACCCTCACACAGGGAACTCTCGAACATCTCCGGGTAGATTTTGGCGTAGTACTGGTACATGCTCTCTCTTTACACATCCACTCCGTAGTCCTTGCACACGCGATAGCGGCGCCTGCCCAACGGTCGGAGCCACCGGCCGTCATCGTCTGGATCAAGCTGCTTGCCTTCAGGTAGGGTCCGGCGCCCTGGCGTGGTCAGGTAGTCAAGGGCCTCCTGCACCATCTCCGCTGTCACCTTAGCGAAGCAAGCCGCAAGCCTCTTGGGCTTGACCGTGACGTATCCCTCCGGGTCTGCGCAATCCAGGCAGTACGCCCAGACCGTGAACACCATCGGGCTGGAGCCGTGCATTGAGCCGTGGCAAGCCTCGCGGAACATCCGGCAGAATTGGTCGAAGTCGTACATCTCAGGCCCTCTCGGATTCACACAAGGAAAGACGGGCCGGCTGCCACCGGCCCGGCACTACGGTACTGCTGAACAGACAAGGACCCTCTGAGAAGGAGGGTAGGAAGGCTCGGACCCACCCACGCCCAGGCCCTCCGTGGCCTTGGGTGCAGTGGGTCATCACAGGACTCAGAGAGACATCACGGGACGTGAACATGGCATCCCTGCGCATGCGACAGAATGCAAAGCCGGGCCCTGCCGACCAGCCGGGAGAGGGACGGCAAGCCAGCAGGGCCCACAGACAGAGGAGGAGGGAGAGATGGTGGCGTTGGTTGCCTTGGATACGATCAAGAGTAGTGTGATACCCTTATCCATGCGTCACAATGTACCAGCTTGCTGGCTGGTCTGCAAGCAGATTTCCTACCATTCTGCAATATTTTTCTTGCATAAGTCTTTGTCTGGCATAGTGTTACCGTTTTGATGCGGAGACCATGCCAAAAACATCTGTTGACACCACTACTACATAGTCGTAGTGTCTGGGTAGAGGCTCGCGTTGTGCGGGCCGGACACTAGGGCCTCTTGAGAAAGGGTAGAACATGGGAACGCAGAACGGTATCACGGTCGAGGTCAAGGGCAACACGTTGGTCATCACGGCGCCCATCGAGGAGCCCACCCGCAGCAAGAGCGGAAAGACGCTGGTGGTCGCCAGCACTCGTGGCAACCTCAAGACCAACGCGAGCATCGACGGCAAGGCGGTTGTCGTGGGCTTCAATGCGTACGTGTACGCTTGAGCCCGAGACAGAGGAGACACACCATGACACACACCAGACTCATCCCGGCGTGGGCCACGAGAGCGGCCTGGCTCAAGTTCAACCAGACGATAGAGGAGCACAGAGGCCTGAGCAACACGCGAGCTTACGAGGTCTTCGAGCGGGTCCCTGGCGGAGAGTTCTACTCCGTCCCGTTTGACATCGGATGGGACGCCGCCAGGCCTCTGCTCATGGAAGCTGTGGGCCTGAACCCAGAGGCAGCCTGGGACTACGCCTCCCTGTTTGATCAAGGCGCCAGCACGAAGCCTCGCGGGACCGTCCTCGGCGAGGATCTGCCCGCTGTGGCCGAGCCCTGGTGGCCAATCATGCTGCACTGAGGCCGAAACCGGGCTGAGGCCGAAACCGGGCGCAAGCCCGGTCCGCGGGTATGTCCCGCGCTGATGAGGCCAGAAACAAGCCTCGAAACCCATCACCCATCAGAGAGAAAGGGCAGACAGATGAGCAAGTGGACGACAACAGCCGGACCGCGACAGACCAAGCAGGCTTGCGAGGCCCTAGACAAGCTCCGCCGCCTCGCGCAAACCTACGTCGAAGTGTCAGGCGTCGTAGGCGGAGAGGAACACCGGACAACGCTCTGGAGCCCGTTCGGGAAGGTCGAGAACCCGTCCTTCAACAAGGCTTGGCAGGAAGTGGGTGAGGCGTTCGGCTGGGCCATCACCCGCGACAACTACCAAGCGGTAATCGCCGCCGCGCTCGAGGCCGCCAAGAACGTCGAGTTGCCCGTCGTGGACAAGAGGCGGACCCAGGCCGAGGTTGACGCGGACAACGCAGCCGCCCAGGCCGCCAAGGCCAAGCGAGAAGCAGACGAGGCCGCCTTCATCGCGGCCCATTGCCTGCCCGAGCGTGTCGAAGTGCCCGCCGGCCAGATGGCCGTGACCGTGACCATGACCTACGACATGAGCGACCCGATGAGCGACTACTTCTCGCCGCACGTACCCTACGGCCCTGACATGCTCCTGGCCATCGTTCCCAAGCAGGCCCGCACGGAGGCCCTGGCGCGGTCCGTCCTGAGCCGGTATCCCACCCTGGCCGCCCTGGAGTGGACGTGGCACAAGGAGGAATACTCAAACGGCCACGGGACCTACCTGATGAGCCAGTACACCACGGAGACCGCACCTCTGCACGGTGTGCGGGACGAGAATCCCGTCCTGAAGTACGAGATCGCCATCAGCCCGTACATTCTGACCCGCACCATGTACGCCTGGCACGAGTACCCTGGCCAGGCGCCCGCCTTCGAGCCCGCCGCCGAGCCAGTGCAGGGTGCCTCCGGCGTGGAGATCCGCGAGAACGCCGAGAAGAACGGCCTGGAGATCCGGTTTCCCTCCAAGCCCGCGGAGGCCGTGCTGTCCAGCCTGAAGGCCCACGGTTGGCGGTGGAGCCGGTTCAGCAAGTGCTGGTACACCAAGCGGAGCGACCGGGCCCGGGAGTTTACCCAGACCTTGATTGCCTAACGCAGCGGGACTCTGCTCCCGCTCGGGGCGCCGTCGCGTGACGACCTCCGACCGAGTGCAGAACCAGGAAAGGAGAACGAGATGGAAACGAACACGACACACTCACCGCTCCCGTGGCATGTGGGCCAAGGCAACGGCGCAGGTAGCGTCTTTGCCGCATCGGGCAGGATGCGGCTGGAGGATGGACACACCATGCTGGCTCCGATCTGCAAGGTAATCGACTTTGACGGAGAGCGGGACGCCAACGCCGAGTACATCGTCCGCGCCGTCAACTGCCACGACGAGCTTCTGGGCAACCTGCTGTATGTGGATGACTGCTGCCAGATCTCCGACCCAGACTTGGCCGCGCTCGAGGACGATGACATTTTGACCGTCCGTATCACAGCCAAGGCTGCACGCGACATCCGCGCCGCCCTCGCCAAGGCCCAGGAGGTGAGGCCATGAAATGCCCACGATGTGGTAGGGAGATGACCCGCGGCGCCCATCATGACGAAGGGCACATCTGGCAATGGGAGTGCCCAGGCTGCGGCAAGATCATCCCGGTGGGAAACGATGATAGGAGGTGAGGCCATGACGACGACACAACCCAAGTCTTGCAGCACATGCCTCTACAGCTACACACACGAGCAATGTCCAGGCTGCATCAGCCAAGCAGCCAACGGTCCAGACCAATACATCGGCTGGGTCCAAGGTGACGGCCGCGCGCGGCTGCTCGACCTACAGAACGACGGACGGCTGAACATCTGGCTCGGGATGGGCGAGGCCCAAGTCAATGCCCGATGGACCCTGGACGAGACTATCCGCCGCCTGCAGGACGTGGCCGAGCGGTGCGGATACCGGCTCGATCAGTCGCCCACTCGCGGCCAACGGGGTTCGAGCTACCTCTATCCTACGCTCGCCCTCCACACGCCGGACGGCACGTTCACGATGATGTTTGACCGCCAAGGCCTCCTGTGGGTTGGGCAGGAGGGCGACTGGCCGGTCACGATTTGGCACCGCCCGGGCTCGTAGCCTGGGCCTTCCTTGGAGACATGCCATGTGGCACGACCTACAAGACATGATAAAGCAGGCCGAGCTTCGGCGCGACGCGGCCCACTACCGCCAGGACCGCGTAGATGAGAACCGATGGAAGATCGTAAGACATAAGCTGGAGGACGTGTCCATGATGGTGGCGGGCCTCGAAGCAGAAGAGCTTGACGGCTTGGACCCGCGAAAGGCTAGACCCGGAAGGAGGCCAGCATGACAACCTGGACGCCCGAACAGATCAAACTCCTCCGCCTCCGCACCAACTGGACCCAGGCCGACCTGGCCCACCGCCTTGGTGTCAGCCGCCGCACCGTCGAAGCGTGGGAAAGCGGCCTACGCACGATGCGGCCCATCGCGGCCCGGATGCTGGACCTGCTGGACGAGACCATCCGCCGGAGGCGGTGAGCGCAGCAAGAAACCCAGGCGGCCAAGAGAGACAGAGAAAGGGCAGAGGCCGCCTGGGCTGTGTTCGAGCATCCGTGCTAGGGCTTACTCATCCGTGCACTATCCGTGCACCATCCGTGGCACGTTCCATCCTTCGCATCCTCCCTCCCGCAACCACCGCATCCTCTGTGTCAGAGTCGTGCGGCCGGTGGCTTCGTGTAGGTGGTATCCAGACACCGCATCGTCCGCCACCTGGCCGCACAGTCTAGCCTTTCTGTTCCACTTCGTCCACCTGGTCGATCTGAATGTACACGTCATCCACGATCATCGCTCCGTTCTGATACAGGTCGTCAATGTCATGGACCGGGCACCGACCGAGTAACCAGTACACCAGGTCAGCCGCCCGCCTGAACCGCCTATCGTGGAGTAGTAGCCCTCTCATGTGCCGTCTGCCCGCCTCGTCCGTCATGGTCCGCCAGACCCGCACTCTCGCCAGCACGCCCATCGAGAACCTCCGTGCATCGCCGCCAGTACCGTTCAGTAGCCTTCTTGGCCGGACCATTCGGCCCTCCGTTCCAAGTGCGAGCCCACGTCTCCGGGCAGCCGCCGCGAGCAACAGGCCAGTAGTGCAGGACGTAGACCCTGAACATATCGAACGACTTGAAGATATCCAGGCGATCGTTCGAGGCGTACACCTGTCTGCCCAGGATACGGTTGATGTCTTTGAGGCAGCCCCGGGTGATTTGAGCCGGGCCCAGACTTCCTTCAGCGTTCTCTCGATAGCATCTCTTATCACGCCCATTTCTGGACTCCACCCATAGGACCGCACGCCAGGTCAGTTGCAGTTCGATCTCCAGCGGACGCCGGATCTCGGGCCGGGCCTGCGTTGTGCTGGTTGCGTTCACGTCGTCCACCACATCGTCCACCGCCCGCACCTTCTGGCCGCAGGCTTTGGGCTCGACCGGCCGGGCAGGCAGGACGCACGCGCCCGCCAGGAACCCCGTCAGAGGAACCGCGAAGCCCACGGCCATGTCCCTAATGCGTGTCGTTATCGAACTCGTCGCTGGCATGGATTCCCTCACTCTCCAGGATCTTGCAGATCCTCCGCATCGCATTGCCCAAATCAAACGTCAGTGCAGTCAGTTCGTGTACGGCCCCAGCCAAGTCGGCCAGGGCTTTGCACTCCTTCCGCATCTCTCTACCCATCGCCTCTTGTAGTTTCAGGATGGCCTTCTTGATGTCGTTCTCTGTGGTCCCTGTGGTCTCTGTGGTCACTGTGGTCTCTGTGGTCATGGCTTGGTCTCCTGGCCTTGCTCCCGGCATCGCGCATAGAACGCCGCCAGCGAGGTCATCACGTCGTGATCCAGGCAGATCATGTGCAGGCTGTCTGGCTCGTTGGCGTGGAGGGTGATCTGGTAACCGTCCCACTCTGCGTACACGGCATCGCCGAGGTAGGCTTTCTGTAGCATGTCAATCTCTCCTGAAAAACCGGACCAGGGCGGGTCCCTCCCGCAACGAGCGGGGCTTGTCACAACGGCCTTACTGGTGGAATCAATCGGTTCTCATCTGTTGAACCCGCCCTAGTCCTGGCTTTCGCCCTAGAAAGGAATCTCGTCGTCGGTCGCCGGCGGCATGTCAGGAGCCGCAGCCTCGGGCTGGTCTGCGAAGAAGCTTACCGCCTTCTTGGCCGACCCAGGCCGCCCGCCCGGCTTGCCGATCCACGACACCTTCACCCGGGTGCGGCCCTCGTACTCCTCGGACTTGGTCCCGAACACGACCGGCTTGCCGACGATGGACACGCCCAGGCCGGTCTCCAGGTACTCCTCGTCCTTGAGCTTGGCCGGGTCCGCGTCCAGGACCTCGAACGACTTGGTCGCGTTCTGGCGGTTCTTCTCCGTCAACCAGATCGTGAACACCGCGTCGCCGTCCTCACAGTGGAGGTCCACCTGGTAGCCCAGGGTCCCGTTCTGGCTCTCGATCAGGCTCCCGTTCTGAATGGTGCCCGTGTACTTCTGGTCTGCTTGCAACATGGCATGGCTCCTTAAGCTAGGGTAACTTCTCCGCCCGACCCGCAGGACTCCACGGGCTCGGCGTTGATGGGTTCGGCCTGTTCTGTCGTCGCCTCGGCCTGCTCGGTCGGCTCGTCGGCGATCAGCGCCTTGGTGGTCGGCACGGTCCGGCTGGCGACCTCGATTCGCTCTGACTCGATCTCGCCTTCCAGGTAGAAGCCCATCAGCACGTCACCGAACACATCCCGCAGGATGTATCGGGCCTTGAACTTCAGCATGTTCTGCGGGTGCGACTGCCAGGGTCCAGACTTGCGCCACAGCCCGGCACGGCGTGCGTCCCGTACACTGAACCGGCCCTCTGCGGGCTTCTGGCCCTTGCGCTTGACCTCGCAATGGGCCGTCACCGCATCCGGTGTCTTGGACAGGTCCGAGCCGATGTCGCCGTCGATCCACTCTCGGATTGCCTCCAGGTGTCCACTGCGTCGGATCAGGCCCAACGGTGCGTCGCCGTAGATCACCACCTTTCCGCCGATCACGCCGATACTGTTCAAGGCCACCATCGGCGTCAGGCCCAACTCGGCACCGGCCTGGATTGCCACCACGATCTTGGCGGGTGTGTCCAGGCTCTTGGGCGCCATCTGCGCCTGCACAACGCCGTGCGCGAACCGCCACAGGTCATCCATGCTGCGAAGCACCATGCCGCGCCCATTGAGTTCGATGGGCTGCTTGGCAAGGCTCGTGTTGCCGTTGGGGTTCGAGCCGTCTTGTTTCTGGGTCTCGATCTCAGCCATAGCTTGTCCTTTCTCAGAGGGTTACAGGTGATTCTTGAGGCCACAACTCCGGCACCAGTGCCTTGGCGTCCGGGATGGTCTGCACCACGAAGCGAAGTGCGATCTCGCGGTTGTCATCCGCCAGGGCCATGCACTTATCGAACGTGGCCTGCACGTACTCTCGCCGCCTGGCCTTGGACTTGGCCTCGCCCACGACTGCACGGACGCGCTCGGCCACCGATGCCTGCTGTCCCATGACCTTGTCGTAGGCGTCCTTCTGCTCGGTGTACTCCTTACTCACCTGATCTGCGAAAGCGAGGTCGGCCTGCACTTGGGCGTATAGCTCGGGTGAGTACACCTCATCCTTGGAGCCATACGGCGTCTTGGTAGTCAGCACCTTCGTGTAGTTGCCACACCGGCGGTGGACGTACTCCCACCCTCCCAGGTCCATGCTGGCCACAAGATCCATGACCTTGTCCCGATCTATGGCCGTCCGAAAGTACAACTCGTGGATCGTGTACAGCGACACATCCGGCTTGGGCGCAGTACAGGTCGGCTTGGGTCCCGGATCGACAGGCAACAGAGGCAGGCCCTCGTACATGGCCTCGGCCTGGATCAGGGTCTGGACCTCCTCCTCGGTCAGGTCACACAGTTCTTGCTCTGTCAGTTCATCCAGTCGTTTCATGGTCTGCCCTTTCTCAGTACGTTGTCACCTGGTATGGTCCGACGCCCTCCCGCCGCAGTGCCCAGTCGGGCAGGGAGAGCAGTTCGACGTCGTCTCCGTAGGCAGGCCACACACCGCTGGTCATGCACTCTGCACACCTCTCCAGGGCCTTGCGGTAGGAGTTGTGGCCAGCTTGCATCGCCAGGTCGTCAGGCTCATAGGGCTTGACCACGAACGGCGGCTCGGTCTCGACCGTCACGATCACGTATGCCGGCCGATCACCCGTGAGGGTCTGGTAGCCGTCAGAGTACATGGCGCCCTGGTGATGGTAGCCCAGTTGTGCACAATGCGTTGGGAACCGCATCGGGTGGACGTCCCTGTCCGTCTTGAGGTCCAAGAAGACCGCGTTGACCTCACGTAGGTAGTCCATGCGGGCCTTGCAGAGCAGGCCAGTCTCGGCGTCTGGCCATACCATCGACACCTCGGCCCTGCCCTGCTGGACATACCGGGCGGCCCGGGATGCCTTGAACGCATTCCGCAGGTCAAGCAGGCCCTCGTAGTCCTTGGGCTTGAGCAGCAGCTTGCCCTGGGCCTTGGCCTCCTCCTCAGCCTCCTTCCAGGCCCTGCTGTTGCCTCGGGCTTCCGGCCCTACTGCGTACCTGGCCGTGAACTGGTCCGGCTCCAAGACCAGAACGTGTGCCGCCTGGCCGAACACCAGGCAGGGAACCGGGTCTTTCCCGTGTTCCCTCTCGTACTTGGCGTGGCACGGGCTCTTGGTCTTCAACGTCCACAGGAAGTGGCTCGATACCGCGTCCCAGTCGTGGTACTCGGCGAAGGGTACGTCAAAGTGGATGCCAGGCTTCGGTCGCAGTCTCATGCCACAACTCCCTTCCCAAATGTACATTTCCTAACGTTAGTCTCCGGGCCCGTCCCATGACGCCGGCATGTGTCGGTTTGGGTGGATGATTCGGGCCCACTTTTCGGGCTCGTCTTGATCCATTGGATGCATATCTTGTCCAGCTAAGCACCACCCTTCTTCTGTCTCTTTTGGACCGCCTTCTTCACTAATCTCCCATGAGTCATAACAGACAACATAAGGTAGTCCGT